CTAAATGGTACGATAAGAACTACGAGAAGATAGAAGCTGATGAAGATTTAAAAGCTTATCATGATTATGTTCTTAGAACACTTAATCAATTAAAATATATCTTACCTCCAAATAAACAAGCTTTAATGGGTGTAGGAGTTCTTCCTACTATGGAAAAAACCATGATGGATATCTTTAACGAGAAAGGTCTTATGATGGGTATTGTTCCTTTTTGGGACAAACTAAAACAACTACAAACTACTACTGACTTTGCTAAAACAGTATATTCTGATATTGACCCTTTAACAGGTGACATTGCTAAAAATTTACAAGTACAGCATATTGTAGACACTAATGCTCAAGCCAAAGAGCTTGTTAAAGAAATGTCTATTAAGTACAAACAACAGACTGGTAAAACTGCAGGCACAGAAGAGCGTAAACAGTTTAGAGAACAGGCTCTAGATATCTTGTCAAAAGAGAAATCATGGGATGTAAGTAAGATACTAAAAGCTTACTCACTTACTGTTCTTGCACATAAGCATAAGTCTATTATAGAGCCTCAAATTAAGCTAGCCGAGCGTGCATTTAAATCACGTAAAGAATTAGTAAGCAACAAAGCGGGGCAGCCACAGAATAAACCTAAAGGTGGGGCAGTTACAGAAGAAGGATTAGATAATTATAAAAAAGCTCTAGACTTCTTTTTAGACTCTACTTTTTACGGTGTTGGGTCTAGAAAAGTTGAAGGTGTAACCGATCAAAAGTTATATACTAAAGCTGAAGAAATACGTAAGAAAGAACTAGAGGAATTATTAGCTAATGAGGAAGACCCTGAATCAAGAGAATTCTTACAATCACAAATTAATAATCTAGGAGGTTTCCGTACATTAAGCGGTACTGGGGATGCTGTGTTAAAGCTAATGACTTTAAAAGGATTAGGGTGGAACTTAGCTTCGGCATTCTCTAATATTGGTTTTGGTACTATTTCTAACTACATTGAAGCAGCTGATGGTCGTCTATATACTCTAGAGAATCTTAATAAGGGATACATGCTGACTACTAATTCTATTGGTAGAAATGTTAGTGCAGATGTATTATTTAATGACCCTAATGGTACGGCTACAAAAATTAGAAGTATAATGGATGATTGGGATATCTTACAAACCTCAGCAAATGAGATGTATGATAATAGCCAAAAATCTAGCTTCTCTAAGCTTAAAAGATTTGGTCCATATACTTTACAACAACGTTCAGAGTACGTCAACCAGGCACCAATTATGATTGCTGTATTGCTACAATATAAAGCAAAAAGTCCTAGTGGCGAAGAAGTATCTTTATGGGATGCATTTGGACCTGATGCAAAATTAAAAGAGGGCTATACTACCGAAGAAGATATCACTGCAATCATCCAAAAAATTCGTAGAATTATCGAAATGAACCACGGTGATTACAACAATCAATTGATGGTTAAAGAAACTTTTGCAGGTAGAGCACTTACACAATTTAGAACTTGGATGTTTGAAGGTTTTGCTAATCGTTTTGAAGCAGAAAGTGAAGATCATTTACTTAGTTACGGATTAGAAGAAACATTTGTGCGTAAAGGTCGTTACCGAAGTTATACTAAAGGGCAACTTACTACAACAGGTGCTGCTATCGGAACAGCTGTATTACCAGGTATTGGTACTGCAATTGGAGCAGGAATAGGTTATCTGGGTGGTAAATTTTTTGGTATGCAGACAGGAGATAGCGCCTTACAGGATACACTATACTCTCTGAAGCAATTAGCTCGTAAGCTAATGTTTATGAAAACTACTTACGGTGATAAATTCAGCAAAGTAGATGCTGCCAACATGCGTAAAAACATGATGGAACTACATATTATGTTAGGTCTTATGGGATTAGCTTTATTATTTAAAGCTATGGCTGATGATGACGATGATGAGGACATGGTAGCTAACTTCTTACTTAACCAAACTATCAGATTACGTACAGATATCGGATTCTATACTAACCCACTAGAGTTTGAAAAATTAACTAAAACTGCTGTACCAATGGCAGGCTTAATTCAAGATGTTAGCACTGTTACTAGTGATATCTTTAAATTCTTTAATGATGATACTGATGATGATGTATTCGAATCAGGACCATTTAAAGATGATGCTAAATTCTTAGTACATGCTGGAGAATTAATACCAGGAACTGCTCAAGGTATTAGATTATACCGTATGGGTGAAACAGTATTTGATAAATAGGATTTTTTTAATATATTTGCAATTCAGTTGGAATTGAATTTTTTTCTAGAGGGGCTATCGAGAGGTAGCCCTTTTTTCAGGTTATACCCTGATAGCGACACCCCCCTAAGTAAGGTTATACCCTGAATAAATAGCACCTATATAGTAAAAGTAGTGTAGGTGTGTCGCATATTTAGTAGATATTTGCGACATTTCCGCCACAAATTTGTCCAGTTTATGTGACAAAAAACTGGACATTAATCGGTTTTATTCCGATTATCTGCATGAATTTTACCGTTATTTTTTGCCACACTTGTTTAAATTACTGTGATAAAACTATAACAATAATTGCTCCTGTCATATAGCCAAAGCCTGATGCAAATGCCATCTTCCATCTTTCTGCCCATGTCTTAGAGTCTATCATGTAACCTACAAATGGTAACCCTAAGAACGGACCAATAAAAGAGAAGAACATCATACCAATAGGATTTGCTTCAGCAACATTTCGTATGTAGAAAGTGCTACATATCTCTATTATCAGCGTGCTGATAAAAATAATAAAGTATCTCATGACTCAAAATTACAATATAATATGATTTCGGCATAATATATTATTCATAAGTGGTCATATAAAGGGTAAAAACATATTATAATGTCCTTTTTAAGTTACATTTTACACCTTATCGGGTATAAATAATTTAATTTTCTATACATTAGTACCCTATCGGGTATAAAAAAGCTCATATTTTATACATATGAGCTTTTTAATATTTTTCTACCCTAATAAGTTGATCACAAGATCCACATCTGTACTCTAAAGTACCTCCTTTAATAGTTACTTTCCATACCTTAGTATGCAAACAAAATAGTTGTTTAATTGCTTTCCAAATTCTTGATTTCATCTTCTGATAATTCTGTGATTTTACAAGTTGCTAAGTTAAAGCCTTTTCTTGTAAGTAGAGTTATCGCAGATAGAGAAGTTCCGTCTCCTTGTGCAATTTGTTTGCCGATTAGCTCAATAGCATACATCATATCAGCCGCTTTTTCAGGATCAACTTTCCAGATAGCTTTATGATTATGAGTATTTTTAAGATTCATCATATTAATAGCTTCTCTTACTTTCTGTCTAATTTTCCCTTGGTCATATACTGTTCCTTCAAGTTCTAATTGGCAATTGAGTACTACTTGAAATGCTGCTAGCATTATGATGTAAGTAACTGATTCTTCTGACGGTTTAGTTAGATTCTCCATCTTGCTCCTTAATTTTATCTTTGATACTTGCTTCACATAGGATTAGATAATTAATTAAATCTCCTATTTTCTCATTCACAGTTTCCTCTTTAGGAAACTTTCCATTGTCCATATCATCGAGCATATCTAAGAAAGACACATGATGTTTTAGTGCAAATCCCCAAAGAACTTTCTCTCTAGATTGACCAGATAATTTAGCGCCTCTATTAAAGTTATGTAATGGATCGTTGTTTCTGCGGTATTCTTTGCCTTTTATAAGCAAACTTAATCTAATTGCTCGGAGACGACTCTCCAAGACTTCATCAAAATGATTAATCTCCATACTTTTTTAATTTTTAAACTCCTAACAATTCTGTTAGATCCATTGTTTCTACTTCTTCTTCTGTTGCTTCATCAGCAGTAAGTTCCAAAGGCTTAAACCTAAATGTACCAAACGCTGGTTCTTGTTCTCTTTTTAATAAATGAATGTACACAGGGGGATTTTTAACTTCTTTTAATAAAATTCCTGGTACGATATCATCATTAGGTAATATTGCTCTTATAGTATAAATACTTCCTTCCTTAAGCCAGTTAGGATAAGCATAACCTACGTATGCTAGTTTACCTGGTTTTATGGAATCGTCTATACAAACAACACGATCTCCTACTTTCATTTTTTAATTTGTTCATTTGATTAATATACGCTTGAGCACCTTTCTTTGTGTCAAAAAAAGTAATTGTTCCATCTAGAGCTCTCACAAAGTCTCTTGTAAACCATGATGTTTTATATTGTACAACATACTTTACAACAAATCTTCTGTGATATTCTCTAACTTTATACATGGCTACAATTTCGGAAATTTAAATTTATGACTTTTTAATACTTTATGCGTTTCTGCATTATAAGTTATTACCATTCCATTGTTAACTTTCTGAAAAGTATCTATGCCCAGCTCTTTGTACTTCTCTTTTGTAATCTTACCGTCTTCCTCGCTGATATCAGCTTTTGACATGTTAGATTCGTAAATTGCTTCAATAGTACTTACAGGATCAACTCCAAACTCCATCATTGCCCTTACAGTTACCCATAAAAGATCTCCAAGAGCATCCTTAGCATCTTTAATGTCTTTATGGTCTACTGCTTGTACAAGTTCCATAAACTCTTCGTCAATTAGATCTAAACATAATCTGGTTCTATACTCTTCAGGGAAACTTTCTGTAGTCTTAATTGGCAAGCTAAATGTTTTACTCCAGTTTTCAATCATTTCGAAAACATCTTTCTGTTCTTTCTTCTTCATTCTTCTAAATTTAAGTTATAGTCTTCTAATATTTTTCTTAATTCTTCTCTAAGCATTTCAGATGCTTCAATTTCTAGTGAAGTAGCTTGTCTACCTTTAAAATGTTCATTTCTAATAACACTTCTAAGTTGTTGATCTAAATTCCACATAGCAATCCTCCATTTGCTTCCATCTAATGCAGCTTGAAGGTCTTCTCTTTCTTCGTGTCCGTCAAATTCAATTGTTACTTTCATATCATATTGTGTTTAGTAAAATACTCTCCGACTTCTCCAAGAGTATCAAATTTAATAATATCAAACTTAAGTTCTTGAAAATTATACTGTACTATGGATTTTTTCTTTACAGCTGATTCAAAATTACATATCTTACATACCCTGTTTCTTCCAAGGTCTGTCTTCAATGTATAGTGCCTCTTGTTCTCAGTAAAATTATCTAATGATAGCATCCTTTTACATTTAAAGCATTCTTTCATAACAAATTCTCTATTTTATATTTGTAATAAAAGTCTATCTCTGCTTGAGATAAGCTCTCCCATGTATAAGGCTCCTCTTCTAGCATTTCCTTCTCAGTCTTAAAATCCCATAAAGTCTTTTTACCTAAGATAAAAGTAGATCTAACTTGTTTTTCTGGTACAGTAGTTCTATACTTAGCGTGAATGTGATCGTCAAATATTTTTTGAATAACTTCTCTACTAGCTCTATGCTTTGTGATAATTTCTGATAATAGTACTCCATCAATTAAATCTTTTTTAATATCCTCAATGTCTTGAAGAGTATAATTAATTTTATTGATGCCTTTTTTCCATTTACCAGTTAATTTTATAACCGCTTCCGTCTCCATACAATTTTTTTATTAAATTATCTGCTTGTTTAAAATTAGGACAATTCCATTCTCTGTTTTCTTGTGCTGCTACACTTGGGCATTCCCACGTAAACACATGTTGATTAGTAAGTAAGGGAGAAAGTGCTTTAGCTTCCTCGCCCCATAAAAAGAATATAATCCCAGGATCATGCTGTACAAAAGACCGCAAAAGTGCGGTGGTAAATTGATTCCATGGTCGCAGATGACTACCTGTTTCTTCTCCCATTACAGTAAAACTTGTGTGTAGGTGAACAACTCCTTGTGACTCCCAATGATCAAAATCATGATCGCATTGCAAATATATCGAACTATCGCCACAATATTCTCTAGCAATGCAATCATAGATCTTGTGATAAGAGATATTGTGCATGCAGTCGATGTAGTTATCAGCATAAGGTAACTTAAAATTACTTGCGTTAATTCCTGGCTCCTTTGTGAGTATTACTACTCTTATTTTTTCTATGGGAATTTCTTTAAGTTTCTTAAAGATGTTAGACTCATGAGGATGAATCCTTTGCATAGCATACTGCATTGCTAAGAAGTTCATTAGCTTATCCATATAAGGACTCTTTAATGTTTCCTTCAGCCTCATAGCCCACTCTTCTCCTAACTTATCAACCCAGTATTGCTTTGTTTTACTCATATCTAAAAAATATAACGTATTGTGTTCCAAGGGATTATCTTCCCATGCATTTCTTTAAATTCTTGAATGTATCTACTTTTTAAGTCCCTACGATATCTAACGTTTTTACCGCCATAAGAAGAAATCTTTCCCTCTTGATTATCAGGGGTCCATAGTAACTCTTCGCCAGCAATTCCGTTAGCCATATTGTAATGATGTTTCTGTTCATTATGAGTAAGAAAGATAACCTCGGATTTAACGAGTTCCTTGTATTCTACATATTGATCCATCATCATAAACAGTTCTTCGTAATCTTCTTGCCATCCGTCGTAAATAACTACAGGTGAATAATTAACATGCACATCGTATCCTGCCTCGATAAAGGCATCGATTGCTTTAATTCTATCAATAATTTCTGCAGTATTTGGCTCTAAGATACTAGATATTTTTTGAGGCATCAAACTAAATCTAATTCTCACCTTATATTTAGGATTAAAATTTAGAAAACTAGTAGGCACAATCTTAGTAGCTAAAGTAGCTTTAGCAACAGGGTGGTCTCTAAAGAATTCAAATATCTTTTCCCAAGGATAGTACTTAGCGTGAAGAGCAAAGTCCTCATTGCATGCTAAATCATAAGTGATGTAAGTATCATCTGTTTGATTAGGCTTCTCTACATCAGCATAAAAGTATGCATGGTTATTAATACTAGTTAGGATATCCCCAATGTTCTTTGCTACAGATAAACCTTCAGGTTTGTGCCTCTTCATATAGCAATATGAGCACTGTAGCAAGCAGCCGTAGCCAAATGATGGAGTTATATAGTCACTAGATCTACCAGATTCTCTGATAGTAAAAGTTTTTCTGGTTACTTTTTCTAAAATACTCATAGTGATTAAATTAAATAAATAAAAAAAGGAGAGCAGCCTAAGCCACTCTCCTGTACGGTTTCCCGCCTTCTTTGTAAAAGATTGTAGATGAAAAAAGGGGAGCTTAAAACTCCCCTGTTGGTGATAATTCTTTTTTTGTCGTAATCCTAGACATGATAGAATCATTCAATTCTTCATTTTCCGACTCGATAATTGGCCATACTTCTTGATCTTTTAGTTCTGCTGGGGATCCAGGTGTACTTAACCTTTCTTCCCAACTGTTTTTGAGTGCCTCTGCTTTATTCAAAATCAACGGTAAGGTAAATGCTTTACCAGAAAAGAAATTATTCAGTAGAATAGCTTTCTTTGCTTCCGCACTTACTTCAGAATATTTACCGTTTTTGATTAAATTAAAATCTTTTTGGCGTTTCTCAGGAACATTAAAGATAAAGATGCAACAGCCTTGACTATCATAATCATCTACATAATTTGGAAATGCTTGAAGAGTTGTATAAAATCTATCATAATCTACATCTTGATAATTTTTAACCACTATAAACACATAGTCTACATCTGCTTCATTGTACTTGTTAATACATTTATTCTTGCTGAAAGCATTTATAAATCTATTATTAATCTTAGTACGTCCGAATACATCTTTGATATTACAATCAAAGAGTGACTTAGGTATGTTTAATAGTGGAAAAAGAAAAGTTGCAGTTTTGGTAAATTTTAGTTGACTCATAATGTAATAGGCATTTTTCCATTTAATTGATAATACTCCATAGGATATTCCCAGGCATTGTTTTCATGAGCATATTTATATCTCAAGATAGCTTGTTCAAAGCCTTCATACTCTCGGTTAAATACTAAACCTCCTTCTAAACCTATTTTTATAATATTTTTAGATACTTCAAATACCATGGGAGAGTTGTATAACTCAGTTTCGACTACAATGTACAAGAAATTAAGTAGCTTATATCCTTTGTCTATCAGCTCTTTAATCTCAGGATGTTTAGATAGGCCCAAAGTATACACTGCTGCTTGGAAATCATATCTGTACTTCCAGAAATCACTGTTGAACATGCCAACAGTTTTGCCTGTAGACTTGAAGTCAATTGGTTGAATAGTTTGAGTATTATGATCTATAATAACTCTATCTAATTCACCTTTGAAATTTAATAATTTATGTTCAAAAGCCACAATAAATTTATCTAAAATGTCGATATTCTTACCAGGCTTCTTTACACAATAAGGAGCAGTAAACTTATCTCCTCGTAATGCCATTGTGCAATTGGTTGCTTTTGCATAATCAGTTTGAGTAATTAAAGACTTACCCTCTGATAATATTTTAATAGCCATATACTGATTACCTGCTTTAATCATAGCATCTATTCTAGTATCGTCTTTCCAATTGCCTTGATAGTTTTGAAATTTAACATGTTTTAAGATAATATCTCTTTGGGTATCCCACGTGCCTAAATCTGCTTTTGCCTCTATCAATTCTTCATAGATATTGTCTAGTATAACTTTAACGGCATCGGTGACTCCCATACTATCTGGTACAATAGCAAACTTGCTATTGAATTCTTCTCTTGTGCTAGTCAACATTAAGTCTATAGCACTCCCTAAAATAAAGTGATCCTCAGTAGATGCCTCACGAGCCTCCATCTTCTTTACTGCTTGTAAAAAAGATTGAGGGCTCGTAAGTATTTTCTTTAGAGTACTTTGATTTAGAGCTCTTATTTCTCTATAATCCATTTGTCTTTAAAGTTGTTAATTCGTAAACTAATTTGCGCTCTTTAAGCGTTGCTACAGGTATAAATTCATAAGAAGTTTTTCTAATAAATTCTACTGTGTCGTCGGGAAGAATCCCTTTCTTAATAATCACATCGTCTAGACACTTAAGCCAGACTAATGCTAAATTACCTATATCCCAATTTGGTTTATAGCCTACAGGCGCAGGTCTCCAACTTACTTGTCGTTTTCCTGTCTGCTTGTTTTGAATCATTTTCATTGCTCCATAATTTACAGGCGCATATACAATTAGCTTTGTCTCTATTGGACCCTGAATGGTTAAATTTTCTGGTATATGTTTTTCTATGTAACCGTGCATAGCAGCCACTAGAGCTGCTCTTGTTGCAAAATGCACGGATGCATGGATTTTATTATAACCAATCTTAACCCAAACTTTCTTACTTTGTGGTATATGCGTAATAAATTCTGGAAACTCTAATTGAAGCCTACTCACCATATCAACCCTCCTCTTAAATTAAAACCAAGAAAAATCACTCGATTTCTCTACTATTGGTTCTGTTACTACTGCTGGAGTCTCTTCCTCTTCCAATTCTATTTGTTCTACTGTTTCTACTGGTGCTGGTACAAAATCTTCTGTAATTTGATTAGAGTAATTAGCATTTAATATTTCTAATACTTCAGTACTCATAGTAAATGTTTTAACTTTAAAATAAGTAGTACTGCCGTAATGCCCTAACTCCTCACTGTATCTGTTAATTAATACATCAAGTTTATCTTGACTTAATACTTTTTTACTAATTAAAGATTGAACAATGTTGTCTAGATTAGTATCAAGATATCGACTGTTTTTATTTAAATAACTAAGTAAAGACTTAAAGTTTACGTGTTTCTTGGCATTACAGTTAGAGATCCTATGAGCACATTCTTTAAACAACATTTCTAGATACAACAAACTATCAGAATAATTACAATTGGCCATAATTTCTAGAGCCAAAGTTGCATTATCCTCATCACTACTATACAACATAGTTTTAAGTTGATCAAAGATTGTCTCATCAATAATTATTGCATCATCACCATTTACATGAGCTAATAATCCACTCTCACTATACAAAGTACATTGAGAAATGTCACTATATAAAGTCTCATAATCACTTTTAATAGCCGTAACTCTAATAGAATTATTATACTGAAGTTTTAATAAATTTTGTTGAAATCTTAAATCAGTCATACAAGGTAAAACATTATCAAAACCTAACAAAATCCTTCTAGTGTTATAATCACAATAGATATAAGGCTCTTCATAATCAGCAGTTGCTAGCAATAATTTAGTAAAATCATAAGAATCGATATCATCCTTAGCAATCTGCAAAAAATTAGTTAAAGCAATTGTATCTAGTGTATTATGCCATTGGATTTCTCCTATCTTACCGCTAGTATCTTTACCTGCAAAAATATGAGTGGCATCAGTTATATCTCTAACAGTTTTAATATTGTAAGTAGTAGTTAAATTCTTTAACTTAACTCTTGGAATATTGACCCCAGGAAGAAAGAATAACTTGTCGTTCATTCCTGGAGTATAATTTTTAGTTAATACTTGAGGTTCAAAATCGTCATTAAAAATTGTTTTAAAATTTAAATCTACTCCTGTAATTTTAGAAGCATCTCCATTAAGATGGAGGTGTACATATAATATGCGCATATTAAATAATTTAAGATTAACTAATAGCCATTTTAACTACTCCAGGATTGAGCATTAATTTAGCAAACTTACTTTTGTTTCCGTTTACAATTTCTTTAACTAAGAAATATCGTAAATCATTAGTAAATGACTCGCAGTCAGTGGTCAATTTTACCAAACGGTTAGTGATATCATCAGTAATAGTATTTGTTTTAGCATATACTAGTGAGAAGTTAGCCAAACGAGTAGCCATTACACTAGAGATATCTGCACGGAAATCCTCTCCTTCACCAACTGCATTACGAAGAGCTGTCAATACATAAGTCTCGTCTTTTGTAAGTGTGTCAAAAGGACTAATGATTCTGTCTAACTTGTTGTTGATAAACATTACAAACAATGCTGCAAAGTCTGCTCCTACAGAACCTTCACCAATCATTTGGATAAGCGGCAAGTTATCTTCAAACTTAGGAATAGAGCTAATAGCATTAAAGAACGTAGTTACAGATCGTGGATTAATGCGTTGAGTAACACTCTCAGGGTGCATCAACATAAAGTTAATACAACGACCGTCGATTCCTGCTTGCTCGGCCCATTTAGCCCACACATCTACATCAAATTTAAGCTCTACAGAGATGAAACGAGTTTTTTGTGCAACGTCTAATGTAGTTACATTATAGTCACCATTATCAGGATTAGTAGTCAAGATAACATGCCAATCTTTTGGAAGCTTCCATGATACATATTCTTGACGATCTAGGATCTCCATAGTAGCTTGCATAAAACGAGCATCTGCACGAGTATAGTCATCTAATACTAAGAAACCGCCTTCACCTTTACCTTGAATCCATTCAGGAGCAGCATGCGTCATTCTCTTATCTACTACTCGATAACCTTTAGAATTAGCAGTCTCAATCTCATGCTCAGTAATCCATAAAGTTTTACCTTCAGAGTTTTTAACTTGGAATTCTTTAATCGGAAAGCCGACTAAGTCACCTAATTCTTCTAACTGAGATAAGTTAAGTTTTACAACTTGCTTGTTCATCTCTTGGCCCAATTGCATAATAGCTGAGGTTTTACCGAGACCAGCATCACCCTCGATGTTGATGGCTACTGGTACTTTACCTTGTGCTTGGATCAATTGGTTATTAATCACCATATGTTTGATGAAATCTTTTAATTCTTCTACGTTTAATTGTGTTTGATTCATTTTTCTAATTTTTATAATTCTAACTTAATTACTTTCCCAGGAAGTGATGTGTTTAACGAAGATCTCTCCGATATAACCCACAATACATTTCCTCTAGGTTTAATGCTAGCATATGCTTCACCATCAGTGAAATATACTAGACTCGTGAATTTCTTAAGGTTCTCATTGAAATAATCAAGAACGGGGTCAAAGTATGTCCCGCCTCTACCTGATACTTTAAGCTCATGTTTGCCTCGATACGGCTCAATTGACTGTATTTCTGTATCACATTGCACAATAGTTATATCTACTCCTGTTTTATAGATATGATGAATTTCGTTCATAAACTCTTTTAATTCATCGTCGCTTACTGAGCCTGAAGTATCGATGGCCAACAACATATGTTGCTTCATCTTTATCTTAAGACCTGGGTTATCAGAGAATCTTCTATTCTCTTTTCTGCGTATCTTCTTAGTAAATACTCTTGTGCTTACTCCAGTAAACCTGCGAATAAATCCGCGCCAATCAAATTTAGGAGGAACAATCTCCTCGATAACAATTACTCCGTTAATCTCTCCTGGTACTGTGCCTTGACGTTTTACTGTTTGTTCTTTTGCTTGATTAAGGACACGCTGTGTCTGCTTATCTACAAGTTTTCTTTCTGCCTCAGACAGATCGTCAAATATTTCCCAATCGTGATTTGTAGGATCTTCTCCATTACCCAATTCATCTAAAAGATTATCCATAGCAGGGCTACCTGAACTTCCTTTTTCATCTTTATCTTTTTGCGCTTTACGCAATGCATCGTAGTAATATCTACAGCCTGCTCTCTGATTAAGATTTAATTCAGCATAATCCTCAATCATAACACCTCTTGCAGGAAGTTTCTTACTAATAGCAAGAAGTTCTTCAGCAGTTGCATTGTTACTTTTAGCTTGAGATAACTCTTGCTTTACAGATTCTTTAAGTTCTTTATACTCATCGGCAGTTAAATCACCACCTGGAAGCATATTAGCATCTATGTACTGATTAATTTCCATATCCATAGCCACATTAGCGAGCCTTTTATCGCTAAAGTTGAAATGCATAGTAAGATGATTAAAAGCAATATGAAGTAATTCATGCTTAAGGAGACCCATCTTTTTAGCATCATCCAACGATGTCCAAAATTCTTCATTGATTCTTAGTTGATAGTTAATACCATTCTTGCCTACACAGGCAGTAGGGATTTGTTTATCCCATATTTTATTTAGCATTAAAAGAAAAAAGCCGTAATACGGCTCCTTCAATAATAACTCTTTGCTGACTTTACTCAGCGATAATACTTTGTCCATGTTTTAAATTTTTAAATTCTTATAAAATTTAATTGCTTCATCTTTACCTGTGACTTTTACAAGATCACTAAAATCTGTAACGCCAGGTAGCTCAGGTACAAAAAAGTGAGGTATGTTATACTTCTCACTAAAATTAGCAGATAACTTTTTACCTGCTTCGTCATTATCAAATAGACAAATTACTTTTTGAAATCTAGATTTATATTCATCCATCACCGAGTCTTTCATCATCACAGATTCAGACTGCAAACCAATAGCACATATGCCTAAGCAATCATGAATACTCATTACATCTTTTAGAGATTTAGTTATAATGAGTAATTCGCCTTTACCAGGCAATTGCATATAACCTTGATGTACAGTATAATTTGCATTATTGATCCACTTCTTGATTTTAGTCTCGAATGGTTGATAAATCTTATAGCTTGTTCTACCATCTTTAGTTTCTACATATGCATAAGCATATTCGTGTGATTTTACAGCAGTATCATTATAGAAGACATGGCTTATAGGGAAAACGTTGAATTTAATTAGAGTCTTTTTGTGGATACCAAAGGCTGTCCAATAATCTCTATCCTTTATATTCCATAGACGTAGCTTTACGCCTAGCTCTATGCTTTCCTTACTTACTATTCTTGTATAGTTTACCTGCTGATTGTTGACGTCTACACTTTGATTAGTTAACCCCATATCATATGCAATCTTTCTAATTGCATTCTTATAATCTAGGTTAAACATCTTAGTTACCAACACAACAAAATCACCGCAGTCACTAGTGGCAAAATCTTTAAACATTAGAATATTTCTATCCAAACGATGAAAATATAATGCAAAAGAAGGTATATTATCTTTCCTTAATGGACTATGAAATACTCCAAGGTTTCTAATATCTTCCCCTACATAAAAACTATAGATTTCTTCTTGAGTGACATGTTTAAGTATGTCCTCTCTCGTAATAATACTATTATATACTATTGAATTTAGATTGATTTCGCCCATAGATAAATTAAAAAGAGGGCCCGAAAGCCCTCTCCAAAATTAATGATTTTCTCACCAATCATCACCCACTGTTGCAGCTTCTGCGGAAGCGCTTGGTGATGAAGTAGTTACATTATCTTTATCCAATCGAGCCATAGCATCGATGTTGCTTACTTTCAAACGAGAGTTAGCAGCATCTACAGACATTGGCTCAACAAATGGAACCCAAGAACGAGGCTGAATATAATTCTTCACAGATTGAGTAGAACCATAGTTAGCAAACATTCTGAATTTGTGTCCAGCAGCAGATCCTTCACGAACCAATTTCATACAACCATCTAGCATTTCTTTTGCAGATTGGAAATTAGGTAATTGGAAATCTCCACCATAAATAGCGTGAAGTACGTGTTTAAGGATTGTACCTTGTTTTTTGATTTGCTCCTCTACAGTTGCGTAAGCAGTAGCTTGTTCAACATACCAGAAAGAACTATTACAAGTTGCACCCGATGCATCAGTGAATGTTAACTTGTACTCAGGAGACCCTTGCTTATCTTCAGGTTTCTTTTTGTTTACAGTTAATGTAACGTTTTCTACTACACCTGCTTTTCCTTCATTGAAAATAGCTACTCCTGCTTTTGCGTCAAATGCGCTGTCATTTAAATTGATCATTTTACTCTGTTTTTATTGTTTAAAAATTGTTTATTACCAAACTGATTCTTCTTCAGAATCATCTTCATTTGTATCAGACTCAGTCATTTGTGCCATATCTTCTACTTCATCTGCTGCAGCAATACCTAAGCTTTCTGTTGTAGGAATACCACGTAAGTCAGGACCTAAATCCTCTTCGTCAGAGATTTCTCCTACATCAGTAGTATTAATCTCAAACACAACTTCCTCTTCTTTTACAGTACCTTCTAAAACTGGAGATAAAGTATTTAATCCATTAACCTCAGTAATCTCAAAATGATTCTCTACTGCTGTATTTAGACCAAAGATCTTTACCATAAATTCATAAGTTCTCTTGTCACTAATAGTACAAGCTTGAGTCAAAGGAAATCCTTGATCTCCTGTAGCTTTACGAACTGCTGCAAGTTTTTTATCAGTACTAAAACCGAAAGAGATACGGTCTCCACCAGTAATGTCTAAATGTTTCTGCGCAGCTGCATTAAAACTAAATTTACGACCAGCTCCTAACTTTGTAATAGCTGACAATGTAATTACAGGAAACGCAAATTGTTCTTGTTTTCTTTTTCTTTGTGCGGGAACTTCATCCCAAATTAATCCTTCCATTTTTTGGTTTTTAAGGTTTGATTTGTTTAAATTGAATAATAATCTCTGATCGTTTCGTTTATTGCGATTAGATCGTTTTCTACTTCGTTCTCTTCGAACATTTCTAGAGGAGTTTTACAAGTATCATTACCTGAAGACACAGTGCGGAACACGTGTTTATTAGGTTGACCAGGTGTCTTTACAATCTCTGCATACAACACGATAGTACTAAATGATTCTGGTACAAATTTCTCTAGCATTTTACCCTGTACACCAATACGTTCAGAAGCAAAGCCTGCATCGTCATAATGTGTCTCAGGATGAGCAATAAGATATACGATAATATCTTCTCGCATACCGTCATTGATAAAGTTGATCAAATCATATTGAGCAGCTGCCATTTTACCCCACTTGTCAAAGCCTTTCTCAGCTCTGAAACTAGGATTCATAATAGCATCAGTCATAATTCTTGACCAAGTATCTACAACAACAGTCTTTACATGAGAAAGCTCATTGACTTTCTTTAATGTAGCCAGTACTATATTAACATCAGAAGTCTTGCGATAATTACGTTTCTCTTCGCTATAATTTAGACGAAAAGCCTTGAATGGCAACGCTTTCTGATCGGTGTTAATAATTACTGTCTCTTCAGGATTTAAGTTCCTTAAAGAGGTAGATTTCCCACTTCCTGATTTTCCAACCAGGAATACTAATTGACCCATAAAATTGTTTTTTGATTGTTTGAATTACCTAATAAAGATAAGAATTTTTCTTGTATTAAACAAGTTCTTGTACTACTGTTATTGACACTACATCGTGATTAGTTTTCAACCACTGCTTAGCTTTATCAACATCATCTTTAGTATGTTGATGTTCCTTAAACAGCTCAAAAGAACCGCCATTGTGATGTGTCATTGCCATTTTGTAAAATAAAATTCTCTCTGCTTGCTTTTTAGCCTCATTAATTCTTGTGGATGGAATGCTACCTGCAATTCCATCAGGTTTACCCCAATCTTGAAAAGTTTCTAATCTCATAAATTAATAATTTCATCCTTAACTTCATCTTGTTTTGCCTTGCGCTGTTTGTATAGCTTACCCCTTAGATGCGGATGCTCTTCCTGTATCTTTCTACTCGCTCTGCCAAAAGAATCTATATAAGGAATAGTTCTTGATTCCATATCTTTTAAAAATTGTTTAATAGGCTTGTCTATATCGTAACCTATTTCTTTAAGGTACGTATAATACAGTCCTTCATTACTGTCTCTGAATTTTGGGTGCTTAGATAATTGATCTTTAACCCAATCTAGTTTGTCTACGATCATACTGTTTCTGTTCTAGTTCGATAATATTCATCAATTTGTTTAAGCATTTCAGGTTTACCCATAAGCTCTTCAGCTTTAGGCAATTGATAATAACCGCCGAACTCGCCAATAAATAAGAAACTGGCAAGAAGATTTACATCACCGTCACGATTCTTGCAGACTTTGGCAAGTCTGTAGCGATTTTTAAACTTGGTGATATCATACCCCAAGCACTTATCAACGCCAAAGTAAAAAGGACTAGCCAAGCCTATTGCAGTATTACAATCTTCTGCCACATTACCTGTGTTTTTGATATCACTCAACATAGGCATCCAACTATCTCCCTCACGTCTATCCATTTGCTCGGATCCTCTGTTAATCTGAGAGATAACCACAGGACTAAAGTTGAACATGTTTCTGAAGAATACTAGAGTTCTAGAAGCCTTGTCAATTGCTTCCTTCAAGTCCTTGTAATTATTATAGTTGATCAAGCCAATATGGTCAATCACAACTAAAGTAATTAGTCCAGGATTATTAGGAATGTAATCAACAATAAGCCCTTCCTTACTTCTTACTACTTGTCCACGATTCTCTGCGTAGGATATAAGATCCTTGTATAGAAAATCAGGATTTAGAGTAGATCGGTAGTGAAGATACTTATTCTGGATCTCCTGCATTCTATCCTCATAGAGAGGAATTAATGCTTCAACTTCAGGTCTAATAGCTAGATCACCCTTGGATAATATCTCATCCATAGAAGTCATAATACCGTGTTCGCGCCAGATCAAACTTGCAATATGTTTAGCTATCTGATGCTCAGGGGGAATCTCTAAAGAATAATAAATAATCTCGATATCATGAATGTAACCAGGATTATTTTGTAAGAATTCTATAGCCCCATAAACATAAGTGCTATTTACAAATGCAGTCTTGCCTACGCTGGTACCTGCAAAAATTAAATCATAACGACCTTGTTGAATATTCTTAATGTGTTTACTTAAAGTAGTAAAGCCTTGAAAGGGAATACCTGTATTTAAACCTTGTTTACCTCTTTCTATGCTTGTTTTTAATCGATCCCAATATTTAATTTTAGTCATATGATTAATTATTTAAGGTTTTAAATTGAGTCAGTATTCCACTCTTGTTCCTCTGTTCCAACATCCTGTATAAATACATCCCATTGTTCCCAAAGATTGTTATTCAATACTGTTTCCATTTGTGGAAGAAATTGCAAACTATTAGTCTGCTTTTTCTTATTCACAAAAGCCGTAAGAGCCGCGATAGCTCTTGAGTGTTCCGACGCAGTTTTAACTCTCGCCAAGTACTTCTTTTCATGCTTTAATGCTACCTGGGAGGTAGGACCTGCGCTACGTAGTACGCGAGATCCTACCTTTATTGGATAAGCATTATAAAATTCCCAGAAGTTGATTTCGTCAGATCGTATTCTCAGAAGCTTTTCTACTAACTTATTACTAAGTGTAGTTTCTGTAAATTTGCCAGATGCATCCAAGATGTAATCAGTACCTAATAAGTTTTTACGTATTTCGAATGCACGTAATGCTCCAAACACTACTAATATATCATCATACTTTTTATGATACATTAAATACAACCATACATACTCATCAGGCTTTAACGACTTTTTTGCTAGTTCTTTTAGATTTAGGCTTATTTCCATCTTTCAATTCTTGAATTGTACATTCTTTAATTTTACTTGCCTCAAAACCTTTTAATGCAGATCGCATCCATACTTCATCTTGTGTATTTCTTAGGTACACAATATAAATAGTTGCTTTTCTTCCTTTTTCCATATTCATAGCACGCATTGCTTGTTGCACTGCTAAATTCTCACCGCTCTTAAGCTGATTGAATACTGCTACTTTTAGATCAGGAATAGTAACACCCATGGAGACCATCGACACCACACTCAGCTTATCAATTTTTCCTTCAGAAAAGTGTTTCAAGGAATCTTTATCAGATTTACTGTGAAAAGAGTTATCCCCCAGCTTGTCTGCTATATCTTGCCTACCTGAAAATATAATACACCTATCAACTAGGGATAATATATCTTCAGTAATCTTCTGTTTAGACCTTGCGTTATAAATAACATCCAATCTCTTGGACATTAAGAATCGTAAAGAACTCCATTTTTGTCTTTGTTTTGCTTGAGTATACGATGTATCCCAGTAAGAATACGCTTCTAACTCCGTCTGTAAAAATGGATTTTCTTTATTTCCTCCTAATACATATTTATCTGTATAGTCTAAATCACACCCAACACAAATAATTTCATAGTCAGCGATAATCTTATCAGCGATAGCTTGCTCTACACTATATGTATACAATACATTTAGCTTAAGCATTGTCTCTAATAAGAATTCTGTATCACCATCTAATGTGCCTGTTAACGCTAATATTCTTGTGCCCTTCAATTGCTCTTTTGACAAGAGATTGAGGACTTTAAGATTATAAGCATGTATCTCATCGGCAATAATTAGATTGTAAGCCTTTTTGTTTTTACTTATGCTGTTGCTCCAAAGGAATTCTACTTTAATATTATCTCTAAGATTCCACTTCTCCATCTCTTCTTTCCAACTCTCAAAAATCTCTTTTCTCGGAGCTAATATTAATACGCTAATTTCTTTTTCTACTGTATTTAATGCATCTATAGTAATCTTAGTTTTACCTACACGAGGTGCTACTTCAACTACACCTACAAATCTATTGAATACTATTGTATTCGTAGCTATAGATTGCACTTGGGTTCTTATTTGCATATTTTTCTATTTTTTGTAGTGCAAAACGTCTTACATACTTGTTTTTATTAATACTTAATTCATCGTAATCTCTTCCACTATAAGTTACAGGATATACACCATCTTTCATCCATTGTTTGTAAGAAGCTTTAACTGTTTTTACTACATATGGTTGACTTTTTGCTTTAATATTTTTAGATACATTGCAATAGGTAATACCAAACATTCTGCCCATTTCTGAATAAGAAAATCCTTCTTTGTGCAATCTTTTTGCTGTTACTCTACGCAATTCAACCATATAAATATTAACTACATTTCTTAAAGGTTTAAAATAAAGTTCTAGTTGTTTTAATTCTGTAAGTCTCTCTATCTCTTTATGTAATTGAGATATTCTGTCTTCATAAGAAGTTGTTTCTAATTTTATTGATACTCCCATAATTTTTAGTTTTAATGTTGCCATTGATGGGTCACCATCGGTTCTGCTTTTAATTTTACTACCGTACAGAATACTTTACCAGCTTCTTCCATGCACAGTTGCAATTGATCCTTGATAACATCACTCATATTTTCAGGACATTCTACTATCCATTCATCATGAACGACATTAGGCATTTTCACAGTAAAAACTAGATTATTGGCTACAAGATAACGAAAAAAATACACACCTGCAAGCTTTGTGATGTCCGCAGAAGTACCTTGAATAGGATAATTCAAGGACATACGCTCAATATCACCTTTTTTCATAAAATACTCTCGTACTTTAGGCTTGTAGTGATTAATAAATGTGTCTGTATTCCTTGCTTTATGGTCCTTATAATCATCCCAGAATCCTTTTGTATTGTAGATATCTTCGTGAAGCTTTTTGTATTCTTCAAAATAAGGAATAAAACATTTACGATTACTCACACCATTAAATTGTATATAACCCAACTCTAGTGCTCGTTTCTTCTCTTGTTTAAAATAATCAGCTAATCCTGGAAAAGCTTTAAAATATGCTGTGTAAACTGCTTCACCTTCTTCTAAGGGTATGCTCAAATTTTGCGCAATAGTTATACCTGTACCGCCATAGTTAATAGCGAAACCTGCAGATTTTGCAATTTGTCTCTTACCCTTATGCTTATCTTTAATTTCATCTAAAGTGAGTTGTGACAACTCAGGAAATATTTTAGACGCAATAAAGCTGTGCATATCACCCAACCCTTGGCTGTAGAAATACAGTAAGTCAGGATCTAAAGACTTGTTAGCAAGTACAATCTGCTCTTGCCCGCTATAGTCGCTTACTATTAGTACATTGCCAGGCTCAGATTGAAAGCAACTTCTAGTTCGTTTGTCGCTTGGTATATTTTGCATGTTAGGTGCTTGAGGAATACCACGTTTTCTATCTCCTTTCTGGCCACTAGACAATCTGCCTGTGTTCATAATTTGAGTATAGTTACTATGTATTCTACCTGTAGCTTTATTAATATATCCAAACCAGTTCTCACCATAAGTACTCACAACCTTTTGATGCTCAGTATACTCTATGTAAGTCCCAATGATAGGATGCTTAGACTTTTGAGGGCCTAACACTTTCTTATCTACTGAATCCTTAAATAATCCTGTGTCTTTGTCTTTAGTTAAAGTGTCTACACCTAAAGATTTCATAAACGGAATTACTTGTTTAGAAGAGGCCCAGTTTAACTTGCATGTCACACCTTCAGAAAATAAACTCAATTGGTTATTTACAAACTCAGGATATTTAGCAGAGTTATCTAGAATATATTGATCAAGTATTTGCTTTACAGCTTCTAAATCTTTTTGATCATCTTCACATTTCTTGCGCCAGTCTTCGCTATTCATATAGAATCCACAGAATTCTATGTAAGCCAGGACTATAGCAAACTCATTGTCAAGAGTCATAGTTCTAGTAAGATTCAGTTCCTTCAGTGCTACTTCTTGTTTACGTTTTACCTGATGTAAATACTTCACATCATCAGCAGCATATTTAATTACTCTAGTGGATAAACCTTCTCTATGAATGTTACCTCTAATAGTTTTATCAAGTTCAATTTTGCAATACTTATACACTACTGCATCTAATGAGCGTCTTGCTGTGTCGATACCTGTAGTCAGGATTCTCTCAGCTAAGAAGCTATCATATACTTTAGTAGGTATAATTCCATAATAGAATAAAAATCTAACGTCGAATTTAGCATTATGCATGATTAGCATTTTGCTTTCTAGTAGATCTTTATAAGCTCTAGGATCTACAGTTGTACAGTCAACAACATATTGTCGTTGCTGATCACCTAATTGCATAGATAATAAAGCTTTAGTAAATGGGTCCAAGCCCATAGTCTCAGTATCGAAACCTATAATATTTAAGGTTTGTAGATACTCTAACGATTCTTCAACACTAGCCAAAGAATAACCAGGCGCCGTAAACAACGACGCTTGGTTAGTTACTAAATAAATCACTTCTTATTTAACTTTACAGAATTATAAATTCTCAGTTTTTCTGTTTTCTAACAGAAGATTTTAAGTTAATATAAGCTTGTGCTCCACGTTTTGTACCACTTTGCCAGCGTAACAATGGATATTTAGGGTCATTTAAGTATTTCCAAGGAAGAAACCAATATCTCTTCATCATAACATTAAACTTGCCATACTTATTCTCTACAATTTTAAACTTTGCCATATTATTTGTTATTTGTTATTACTTAATCATTTACTTGGTGAAAGTATAATACCTTCATGTACAATCTTATCTAAAATTTGAGTATGGCCATTAATCACAGTAGGCTCCAATGTATTCTTAGATAGTTGTTCAAGTGCTATTTTCTCCAAATCATTTTCGGGAATGAGCACTAATTTAATAGTTCCATTTAAAATAACCTCTGTTTTCATAGTTATTATTTTAGTTTTGAGTTAATTACTAGTCCTACTAAGATTACAACTAAGCAAATGGCTGATACTATTAATGCAGCCATTTTACTTTCATAATCTCTTGGAACTCTTTCGTATTCTTTGCGCTTTTTCATAGTAGCAACAATAATATACCTCCAAATCCTATACCTGCTAAGAAATAAATAGCATTCCATAGCCATTGTGGATAAAGACTTTTAGGCTTATCACTGATTGCTGCAATAGCTAAACGTTTGTGGAGAATATCAATTCTCTCTTGCATAATAGTAATTGTACTATCTTGTACTTCTATTATTTCTTCATACGTTTCAATAATTTTATCTATTTCGTCCATTGTCTTTAGATTTAAGTTTTAATAATGTCTAGGCTTATTTTGAGCTCTTACAATACTCTTAGGTACATAAGCTTTCTTAGCATGACATGTTCTTGCTGTTGAGCAACTTGTTAATCCTAATGATAATCCGTACATAAATAATATTAGTAACGAGATGTTAAGTTTTTTCTCTTTCATTGTTCTTGTTGTTTAGTTATCATTTCTATTTAATTTATGTGGTAAAAATTGCCACTTATCCTAAATAGAAATGTTATTAATTAAAAGTTTTTTTGAATGTATTTTAATGCTAGTGTACTACCAGACATATTAAATGTATAAACACTTTCACCGCATGTGCTGTCGTTTATTCTAACTTTTACGTCACTGCATACTTGAAAGTCTTCATCAGCTTTAGAGCCAAGTAAGTCCCATGTAAAGAATAATACGTCGTGATCTTTACTAGCTTCTGATACAAAAGTGTATTTAGAGTATTCATTGTTTATTAAGAATGATAGATCAACTACAATCTCATCTTCACATACGTACATACCTTGAATATAGAATACAACTTTGCCATTTACATTCTCAAGTTTGAGTATAGCTCCGTCTACTTCTTTACTGTGACATATACGATAAGGTTCATCAAATCCATTGTTGACAGTTTTTGTAGTCCATTGTGAGTGTGCAATAGAGCTGCACAGTACAAATAATAATAATAATGTTTTCATGTTTTTTATTTTGAAGTGTTATAAATATGATCCAGATACATTTTTCTTGGACCTGTTACTGTTGATGCCCATTCTTTAGGTTTACTTACCACTTGCACCTGTTGTTTAGGTGCAGGTGGATAAGTAAATGTAGTACAAATGGTTACCAAGAAAAGCAATAATGATTTCATGGTGTTAAATATTACATTATGAAATTAAGACCAGTCACATCATAGTATGCTTGGCGACGATTTTCTACTTCGTAGTCTTCACCGATAACCTGAGCATAGTAATGTGATAAATCTTCATAGTATGTTACATCTTCTTCAAGACATAATACACCAAAATGTTGAGTAACTAATGCAGCTCTTTCTTTATTATCGATAGGCTCATAGTCAAGTTCAATAGCAGATAAGTACATGCCTAGTTCGTGCATCTGTACTCTTGGGAGGGTGTGAGTATTTGACATAATAGTTAAATTTTAAGTAAATAAAAAGGGCAGTTGTTACACTGCCCTTTAATCAAAAAGAAATTAAATAATTAGATTATTTAGCTAATGCAGCAGCAATTGCAGACGCTGCAGAAGTCTCAACACGTGTAGTATCAGTAAGGATGATATGTTTAGCCTCACCCAATACTACGCTTGTGCGTACATAAATGTACATACCATTGTGCATAATAAAGTCACCGTCTTTTCCTGCACGTTTAGCACGTGTGTCAAAGTTTGCTACTTCGAAGTCACTACCTTTAGTAGTCTCGTTAATTTGAATGTTCAATGGTTGTGATTCGAAACCAACAAAACGTGGATCAACCATGTCTAATTGTAATTCCTCACCTTCAGCCAAGGCCAAGTCCAAACCTAATAGTTTGTTAACGTCAGCTGGTTGTGCAGATAACCATGCATAACGAGGCTTAGATTGATTAAAGCGATCATCAGATGCATTTAATAAACCTAACACGTTAGTAGGATTGTTACCTGTGTTTACTACTTGAGCAAATGTTAATTGTACTTTGCCACCTTTTACTCCTTTTGCTGATTCTAAAACGATTTTGTTCATGATAATAGTTTTTAATAATAAATAAATAGATAAATAATAGATTGTACTCTGAAATCAGACTTATAAAGTCTTGAAATTAAGCATGCTAGAGTGACATGCTTAAAGTTATCCTTCACTGTATTTTTTCGACGATGCTAACAGTATGGATTAATAAAAGTTTAATGATTAGTTTAAAGACCCTCATCAAATAACCGTCAAATAAGTGTCCAATTTAAAACGATTGATTATTTAATGAGGGTTTACCTTAAAACATTGCGTAGTTAGAACATGATCCAACTTGATCTAACTATGTGGTTGTTCGGGATTTCCGACTAACCACTTGGTGAGTTACTATTTAGTAAGTAATTAATCCTCCTTATGCACTACACACAAGGAGGATTAAATTTAACTACCTCTTTTCACTTAACCACTCCCCAGTCTCTGCTAGAAAAAAGATGTATAGAATAATGTTCAGCACCCATAATGCAGCTGATGATGTTACATCATTAAATGTTAAGGGTGTCAGGATTGATAATCCTAATGCTACTATAAATGTAATAGTACATACCATGATGAATGGTACAATAAATAATGCTAGTACTTTAACAGGTCTAGCTGTTGTTTTTAAGTCTTTAAATTGCATAATAGTTGTTTTAATAGTGAGTAATTTGATACAAGTTATAGCATTATCTTCGTGCTATGTCGAGAAGTAGGTTAATAGCAAAGCCTAACATTGAGGCTAAAGATATTAATGTACCTAAGTTAGGCGCTGTATTATTAATTAATACAATGCCTAACATAAAGAATACTGTAAATACAAAGTACATGAATATAACTAATTGATTCATAGCTTAGTATGTTTAGTTTGATAGTCATAGTCCAGTATAGCAACAAATGCTAGTACAGCAGACAAGATAAATGCGGTTACAGATCCTACTATTTCATTGTTTGTAGTAGATGTCCATAGTGAGCAAACACTAGTAAGCATTAGTATAATGCCTAAAGAGATAAAGAATAATTGTTTCATGGTTATTGTATTATGATTAAGTAAATAGTGAATGTTAATATCACTGCTGAGATTATGATGCCTAGTATCATATGTAATAGTTTAAAGGTTTATAATAGAGTGGTACTATTTACCGTACCACTCGTCTAACATATCTCCCATAATCTCTTCGATTATAGCATTGTCGTGCATTTCTTGTGCTATTTCACCATTGAATTTAAATCTAGGTGTAGGCTTAGGTGCTTGTACTCTTGTGCTATTTCTAATGATAAGCTTAAGAGTATTACGTAAGTGATTGATATCCATTGTATCAACATCAATCTTCTGACCATTCTTCATAGTCCAGTATACAGGTGAGTTCATAGTATTAATGTTAAGGTAAATAAAATGAGCAGTTTGTCTACATGCTCAGGTATACGACGAATATCACGTCCTTTCGTACTCTCACAAGGTTGCAACCCCTGATGTTTCCTTCTGAAACTTACTTTCTTTATCTGATGTCCGTTCTATTATCTTGCGTCCAAAATACTTTATTTGACGGCTTTAGTATAATACTATTATACTTACTTGACATAAGAAGATCCTGCTTGGATGAGAGCATTTACATTAAGCCATATCTATTATATGATAGGGCTTATCACGCATACTATGCGTTGGTGTTTACTACCCATGATAGGATAGTAACCACACCGTTAACAACGACTAACTTGTTCATACTTAGTGAGTTAAGTGTTAATAATAAGGTTGTATTTCATGCCTTCGGCGGTAAAAAAACCCCCTTTCGGGGGCATTGATTACCATGCCAATAGCACTCGCTTGCCCTTGGCAATGCTCCACGCACCATTCGGTCCGTCTTCGCCACTTGCGTCACGCACTGCCTCGAACTCACCTGCGGTGAACGTGTAGCTTGCGTCGCTTGTGTCGTGCCCTGCATCGATTGCAGATTGACGGATGCGGATATAATAACCGTCGTTCATAAACGTGTTAGCGTCTACGACTGTTACCTCGGACGCATTGAACTCGCCCAATTCCTGCACTAATGCATATAACGGTGCCCCGTACTGTTTGATGTCGGCAGATACCAACGATAAATTTAAACCCATGATTGCTATGTTTTAAGGGTGTAAGAGCCACGGGGGTGTTTCCCCCGCGCCATTTTTAGTAGGGGTTGTTGGTTTAGGTGGTAACCACGCCCTTCATATCATAGACCCCCTAAAAAATATATATCATATGATGGGGGGGGTATATTTTGGAGACAGGTACTGATGATATTTTTAGGGCACTTCCCAAAAAATATTATAGATAGAAAAAAGGATTCCTAAATAATATCAAGCGTGAAAACAGAAAAAATCTTCTATACCCTATACTGCTCCTACGCTACAGAGGATTTATACGAGTCCCCTAAAAGGGACTTATAAGGGCCTAAAAGTCCCCTAAAAGGGACAAATAAGTACTATACTATCAAAAAATTATATTAACTTTGTACCATGGGAAACAAAATTACACAACCAAGAATTAGAAAGAACGTAGAGTTTGATTTAGAAACCTATGTAAATATCGAGACAGGAGAAATGTTAAGCTCGTCTCTAGGAAAAGATAAGTTATCTATAAGTGTAACAGAGAAAGGTGACTACGTAGTAATGTCTTCTGATGACTATGTAGTACTAGATAGTGCAACTGTAAGATTCTTATCTAATGAACTATCCAGAGCTGAACTCAGTAACGTACTGATGATGGCCACTGATCTTAAGACTCCCCTGAACTTAGTATATAATGGACCTCAACCACACAGCAATGAGTCACTACAATCTTTTCTAGGCTATTCTTCCAGAGATAAATTCTTTAAACTCCTTAAGAAACTTATGGAGCTTGGAGTACTTTATCAAATAAAGGGAAAGATCTCAGGAGAACTTCGTGTAGTATATATGCTTAACCCTTACATAGCTCGTAAGCGTAAGACAATAGACAATACTGTCTTCAATGTATTCCAGCCTTTTATAAAATAATTATAATAACTATAGAAATTTCTTTTGTTATTATAAATTATTTATATATTTGTCCCATGATATTAGTACATCTTGACGTCAGAGACAGTATATTGCTAAAGTGTAACGACAATAGCTTCCATGCCCTATATCATATTATGAAGCAGATGGACCTAGAGAATAACATCTGGTACGCTGATAAAATTAATAAGGGACATATCTGTTTTCAACTTCAGATATCTAATGTCACATTAGAGAAGATGATAGCTTCACTTAGAAAAAGAGATTTAATTATTAAACTCTCTCGTGGTAAGTACAAGCTATCTAATCATTTAATAGAAGACTACTGATGGAAATTGGAGAATTCACATCTACTTGTCTGAACAAGTTAATTAGACAGGAAAAACATATGAAGAGAAAGTTTGGATCTTATTGTAGACAGCACAGTAAGATCCTTTCTTCTCAGTATTTCCTGGGCGAAGAGAAACATATTTTAAAATTTACTTTAACAAAAAGACATGGGAACATCAGAGAAACTAGCAATAGCGAAGGAGATGCTTGCGACTAGCTTTATGCTAGCAACAGAAAAATCAATGGCCCAAGGGCTTCAGTATGCATACAAATCTTATCCTGTAGATCAGGATAATGAAGACGGTACTTCTTATAAGGCATGGCATATGGATATCATTGTTAAAGAGTTGGGTTACGGAGAGAAAACTATTCAGCAACTAAGATTCTTAAGACCTAATAACATCGATGCTAAGAATATGGAGTATCATGTTATTGTTGAAACAATGGCTGCTATGACACAAGGAGCATTAACAATGTGGTATGAAGTAGGCAAAATGCTTGCAACTGATAAAGAACTTCAAAAAGAAATTAGAGATGATGCAACGAAAAGTGATTTCACTACCAACGAACCAGAGCAAAGTTTATAGACAGATACTTGCCTTCATGAACTTCATGCTTAATCTTACTCCACAAGAGCGAGATGTGTTAGCTGAACTTATTAAACTAGACAACGAATATGAAGCTTTGCCTGTTGAGAAACGGGCAAAGTTTATTTTGTCTACTGATATGCGTAAGGAAGTTAGAGAATATCTTGCAATGGAAGAGAAGCAATTTAATGTTGTGATCTCAAGATTAAAGAAGAAGATGTTATTCAACAGACCCTTACTTGATGATAAAAATATTTTACATCCAGAGCTTAAGTATAAACCAGATAGCGAAGGATTTAAAATAGAAATCAACTTTGTAATGACTGCAGCGCCTACTCCTAGCCAACCTACGGTAACAGAAGAAGAGCCTAGTAACGAAGTAAGTAACCAAGAAAGTAACGAAGTAAGTGAGCAAGTAATTCCTGTAGAATATAAGCATGATGCTGCTAAGGCACCAGTAATTGAAGAGGAACAATTTGACTTTACTATATCCTCACCAGATGAGTAGTAGACAGCAAGAAGTAATAGTAAAGTTAGCACGCCTCCATGGCATTACCATAGGCCAAGCTGAGGAGATATGGTCTTCTTTCGGCACTACTATTGCTACTCATATTAGCTCTGCTCAAAAGAATGATGAAGGGTATTTTATTGAAGACTCATTTCCTATCATTCACATAGAAAATTTTGGCAAATTTGTACCTAATAAACGTAGGATCAAGTACGCTAATCATTGCATAACATATAAAAAGAAACAAAATGAACATAACACTTCCGATACTACACTTCAAGAATAGTACTGCTTCTGTAAAAGATTTAGAAGTAACTTATGAACTTGAAGATTGTTCTGTTAAAAACGTAACATTCTATAGAGTAGATGCTATCTCACCATTTAAAGATAGTTACTCTACTATCTATGTAGGAGGACGAGAATTTATTTGTAGTTCTACTTACGGAGAACTGTGGGATAAACTAAAGTAAGATGAAGGCACAACATGATTATAGTTTCTGGGAGATTAATCCTGAGCTAATCGTAATAGAGGAGTTCTCTAAGTTTTACGAGCAGGATAAGAGTAAGCACAAAGCTGACAGCTCTAGAATTATGTGGGCTATTCACTACGGGTTTCATCCAGAGTCTAAGTTTTTCAATCTATCCAATAAGTTAGACATTCTTGCTAAAGATTTTTTGAAGAATCCGAAGTTCAAGTGGAACAGTGTTCAGACCCTAATAGACATCTTTAAAAACTTAGTTCTTACTGATGTTGAAAAGGCACTGGTAAACTGGAACGAGATAATGACTATGCGTGATACTTCTCTTAAAGACATGTACATGGGAGCTATTAATAATAAAGACACAGACGAACTAGTTAAACTAGATAAGATGTTGTCTAATACTCCTAAGATGTTTGAAGACTATAAAAAAATCCGCAAAGATTACGACGAAGAAAAGATAACTAAGAAAGGCAAGCACATTGCCTCTCTATCAGATGCAGGAGAAATATGACACCACAAGATATTTGGGAAAATAAAAAAGAGATACTTGCAGGTATTAAAAATACTATACGCAAGCAAGCTTATGTAGAAGAGATTGCTGGAGATAGACTAGCTATTTGTAATGCATGTCCTCATAAATCTACTGACTGTGCTGCATTAATTACAACATGCTGTTCAGTATGCGGATGCTCTCTTAATTTTAAAACAAGATCTTTACAATCATCATGCCCAGAAGGTAACTGGCCAGCTTTAGAAGAAAAGAAATGATAATAGAAAATTCTAATTTTAGATTAAAAGAGATACCTAGATTTCATCCAGAGTTAGAGTACTATGAACGTGTTACATTTTGGAAAGATCAAAAGCGTAGATGTGTAGAAGGATATTGGGTATCTGGAAAATGGATGCCTGGGCCTTTGTACTATTACATTAACTTTCACAACATTCAGTTTGAGGATGATACGTCAGTAGCACAGGCTTTTGGTCTACCTTTCTTGCGTGACATTGACTGGGAGTTGTTCTTATTATACGAAGAGTGTAGAGGGTTCTCAGGATTTGCTGATGATAAGAAGTATACCTGTGATAGAAAGTACGGCCCTGAGTTAGACTTATCTATTAGATTAAACAGGATTACTGAAGCAGAAGCTAAAACTAGAGAGTACATTCCTGCTAGAGAATACTTAAGAAAAAACCATAGTAAATCCCTAGGCAAACCTTTATACAAAAACTCGGCAAAACATTTTATGTCGATCCAGGCCCGTGGTTCTGGTAAGTCTTATTCATCTGCAGGGATTGCCGCGCATAACTTTTTGTTTGATGGTGCTACTGACTACGATGATTACCTAGAGCGTAAGAAACTAAAACAATATACAGCATCAGATACAATCATCGGTGCCATCGATACTAAGTATACGGAGCCATTGATGAAGAAGATTAGAACTGCCATGGAATTATTACCTGGAGGTTTTCAATTAGGAGACGAGTTATATCCTTCTCCTTTAGCTATTAACTTCTCAGGTTCACTAGCACCTAACAGAGATGCTACATCACTGACAGGATCAGTAATACGACATCGTACATTTAGAGATAACCCGCTAGCAGCCAATGGTACACGTCCTAACTTGTGTATCATTGATGAGGTAGGTTTCATGCATAACATCAAAGAGGCATGGGGAGCAATCGAAGCTACCCAAGCATCAAAGGCAAAAAAGAATCTAGTTATCTGGGCCCTGGGAACAGGAGGGCTTGTATCTGGTCGAGCAGCATTATATGCTGAAAGTATTTTTAGAAATCCTGACGACTACAACTGTATATCTTTTGACGATACTTATGAGCAACGAGGTTCAATAGGATACTTTGTGCCATACCGTCGAACTCTAAATGAGTTTAAAAAAGGGCCTAACAAAGAGACTGATGAAGCTTTATCAAAATTATACATTGAGAATAAACGCGCGATAGCTAAGAAGTCTTCTGACCCAACAGTATATCAGACAGAAATTATCAATGGCCCAGAGGTACCATCAGAAGCATTCTTGGTACTAGAGGGCGCTTTCTTTCCTACACTACTACTCAAAGAACAGCTTGCAGAAGTTGAAGGAGGTAAATACAAGAAGTATACTGAAGCTTCGTTTAGAGGCCACATATCTTTTAATGCTGCAAACGAGCCAGAGTTCTACACTAACCAAGATGCTGAACCTATTCGTAAGTTCCCACTAAGTAAAAACGACGAGAAGAAAGGTTGCATAGAAGTGTGGATGAAGCCACAGAAGAATCCTGAAGGAGTTATTCCTCGTAATGTTTACATTGCAGGAATTGACGTTGTCGATAAAGATAAATCAACTACAGACTCATTGCCTTCAATAGTAGTAATGAACAGGCTTACTAGACAACTAGTAGCTGAATACACAGGACGTACAGGAGAAGCTAAAGATTTTTATGAGGTATGTAGAAAATTATTACTATATTACAACGCGATAGGAATGTATGAGAAAAACCTTATCGGTCTATATAATTACTTTGATCAAAACAAATGTACTTATCTCTTAGCAGATACACCGTACCAGTTACGATCTAGCGATACTTACAAAGCAGGAACTAACACAGCTAAAGGTATCAATGCATCAGGAGCAGTAAATGCTGAAGCACGTAACATGATTAAATCATGGCTCCAAGAAAGAATCTCAGATAGAACAGAGACAAGAGTTTACGAGACTATCTATTCTCCAGCAATGCTAACAGAATTAGTAATGTGGAACCCTAGTGGAAACTTCGACAGGGTATCAGCGTTAGGTATGTTAATGTGGTTAGACTCTACTATGTATAAAGAGGTCACACAGAAAGCAGAACAAATAAAAACTTTTTTAGATGATCCTTACTTTGCACAAATGGGTGTATTAAAAAAGAAGGTGACTGGAACTATAGATTCAAATTTTTATTCATAGATTTGTGTTTTAAATAAAAAATCACTATGAGCTCACCTGTAAAGATGCAAGGCTACATTAGTTTCCCTAGACAGAAACTATCTGATAAGCAGAAAGATGATAATTGGTACAAGAAGAATATTGACTTCGCAGAACACTTACTTACATCTGATGTAAACCTTCGCTCTAACTTTAAGAATAAGAAAGCTAACTATAATCTGAGAGCTAATATTATTAACTCTAAGGATTTTGAAAAATATATCAATCCTGATAACTTAGATATGGAATCACTTCCTGCAAGTTTTCAGCACGTAGGAATTGAGAATTCTAAAATTAATTTACTCTTAGGCGAATACTCTCGCCGTAAAAAAGAATTTAAAGCATATATCTCTTCTAATGATTCAGAAGCAATCTCTCGTAAAGAGCAGGCGTTGATGGAGCAAATTAAAACAGAGGTTACTAGTATGATTACTAGTACATCTATCACTGAAGAAGAGATTCAAAAAAGATTACAAGCTTTAGAAAAATATAAGACATATGAATTCCAAGATATCGCTGAGATAGTATCTAATAAAATTCTTAAGAAAGAATATAAAGAAGGAGACTTTGATTTTACTTTCTTAAAAACTTTTGAAGATCTATTAGTTGGTGGTGAGGAAATTATGTATTGTGGCGTATTAGGAGGTGTTCCTGTAATGCGTCGTGTTAATCCAATGAACCTTTATACTATGGGAGGTAACTCTATGTATATTGAGGATGCGGATATTATTGTAGAGTACGGTTACAAATCTATTGGGCAAATTATAGATGATTACTGGGATACGTTATCGGCAGATGATGTTGACTTCTTAGAGCGCGGTAAAACAGATGCATCAGCAGGCGGCGGAGGTATAGGCCTTAACCGAGATATTTCTGTTTATGATTACTACGGCGAGCAAGGAGCACTATCTATTTTCCATCCCAATGAGATGGGAACTAGAACATTTGCAGGTGCATTTGATACATACGGAAACGTGCGTGTATTGAAAGTATGTTGGAGATCAAGACGTAAGATTGGAGAGTTAACTTATTTTGATGATGAAGGTCAAGAGCAAAAAGACTGGGTTCCAGAAGACTACAAACCTAAAAAAGAATTAGGAGAAACAGTAGAATGGAAATGGGTAAATGAATGGATGGAAGGTACAAAAATTGCTGACCATATCTACACACTTATGCGTCCAGTGCCTTATGCATCTAAATCATTAGTAAACAAATCTAAAGGCACTCCTCCATACGTAGGCTCCGTCAACTCCACCAACGATTACAAAGTCCAATCCCTTATGGACATTATGAAGCCTCTTGCATATTCTTATGATATCGCCTACTATAAAAGAGAGCTAGAAATCGCCACGTATAAGGGTGCCTTTACTGCTATCAACTCGTCGCTTATTCCGTCAGGTTGGGATCCTAAAGAATGGATGAGATATGTAACTATCAACAAGTTTGCGTGGTTAGATCCTACAAATGAAATTTTAAAAGGCCCATCTCAAGGTAAATCTGCAGGAGCATTTAATACACTTACTGCTCAACAAATACAAATGGGAGATCCTAATGCTATTGGTATGTATACAAACTTACTATTAGACATTGAGACTACTCTAGGTAAATTAGCAGGAGTATCAGGAGCAAGAGAGGGAGAAATCAGCAACCGTGAAGCAGTACAAAATGTTGAGCGCGAGATGACTCAAAGTTCTAACATTACTGAGAAGTGGTTCGCTATCGATGCTAACTTCCGTAAGCGCGTACTTACTAAATTCTTAGAGTGCTGTAAATATGCATACAAAACAAATCCTAAAAAGGGTCAATACGTATTAGACGATATGGGCCAGGAAGTAGTATCTAAATTCGACGAGTTTGTATCTACTGAGTATGACGTACACGTTTCTAACTCTACTAGTGATACACAATTGTACAATGACCTAAGAGCACTTTCTCAAGCGGCTATTCAAAATGGTCAAGCAACTATTGCGGATCTTGTGGCTATCTCTCAATCAGAATCTGTACAAGAGATTGCTAAAAAACTTGAATCTTCTTCTAGAAAAATTAGAGAAGAAAATCAAGCAATGGAAGAGAAGAAAATGAAACAAGCGCAGCAGCAAGCACAGCTTGAGGCACAAGATAGACAAGCACAACGTGACTTCGAAATGAAGAAACATGATGATGAAATCGCAGTTAAACGCGAGCAGATTCAAGCTAACTTAGAATTAGGACACATCAAAGAAATGGGTAGTGAAGTAAGACATCAACGCGATAATAGTACGCGCGTAGATACTGATAAAAACGGTATCGATGATTTTTTAGATTTACGTCGCACAGATATTGATGAGAACTATAAAAATGAACAAGTACGTTTAGAGGAGGAAAAGCTAGCAGAAACACAGCGAGCTAACATGGAAAGAGAAGCTATTCAGAGAGCAGCTCTTTCTAAGAAACCTACAAGCTCTAAATAAAGCTATACGATTATAGAGGGGTAAGTAAAAATTATTACTCCTCTTTATAAAAATAATTTTAATATTGTAACCAATTAACGACAGCAAAATATGGCAGAATTAGGAAACGACTTATTTGATGGGCTTCAAATAATGTCACCCGAAGAGTTAAACTCAGCAGTTAGAGCTACTGAGGAAAACGATGAGGAAACAGAAACTACAGCAGCGTCAGAGTTTACACTCGAACCAGTAGAAACTGAAAAAGGAGAAGGAGCATACGAAAACAAAACACCTGCGACAAAGGTCACAGAAGAAAAAATAGATACTTCAGCAGCTAAAAGTGAAGCAGTGTACAAGGCCTTAATGAAGGAATTAGTTACATCTGGAATCTTGACCTCAGCAGAAGTAGAACAATTAGATGAGTTACCAGGTACTCTTGATACTATCAAAGACTTGATGACCAAAACAGTAGAGACAAACTTTAAAACCAAAGAAGAAAATTGGAAAAGAAGTTTGCCTTCAGAAAAGAAACGTTTTCTTGAGATAGAAGATGCGTTTGATGAAACAGACCAAGCGATCCTAATGGCGCAACGTCTAGAGTTCTTTGAAAATGTTAATGCAGAGCAAATTAAAAATGATGTTAATTTGCAAAAGCAGATTTACTTTGAGCAATTAAAGTCAAAAAACTTTAGTGATGAAGATGCGTTAGAAGCTATTGCAGATGCAGAAGCAGTAAACAAACTTCAAGACAAAGCTTTTAAAGCAATTCCTGAATTAAAGTCACAAGCTAACCAGGTAATCCAATATGGAAGATCTGCTAAAGAAGCTAAGACTAAGGCAGAGCAAGAAGCACAGTCTAAAATGTTTGACAGTTTAGTATCTAACATCGATAGCAGAGATGCATTCATCGATGGTTTAAATCTAAACAAAGTTGCCAAAGATAAATTAAAACAAAACATTATGACTCCTGTCTACAAAGATCCAAAGACAGGTTCAGAGTTAAATAGTTTGATGTACAAACAACAAAGAAACCCAGTAGAGTTTGAAATGTTGATCAACTATTACGACACAATTGGATTATTTAATTTAGATAAAGAAGGTAAATTTAAACCAGACATTACTAAATTAAAAACAGTAGCTAAGACAGCAGCAATCAACGAACTTGATAAAGTGATTGCCGCAGAAGAGCAGAGAGGTGTAGGCCGAAATACTTCAGTCGAAACGTCTCAAAAAACAGAAGGCCTTCTCAATATGCTCGAAAGTGCATTTGCTAAGAAATAAAAATAATTAATATATTCCGTCTAACAATTTAATACAAACAAACAATGGCTCAATTACTTCCATTACAACGGTATGAGGCTAAAGACTACAATGGTTTGGTTACTGATAACCACTTCCATTCTTTGTACCAACAAAAACCACAGTTGATTAGCAACGTGATCAAAGAGATCTACAAAACTAATCTTCAAGGTAAATTACGTGAATTCGTTGATCGCTTCCCAGTAAAAGAAGTTGAACAAGAAAACGGATTCTACAACTGGATGTTGCAAGGTCAACATGACAAAAACTTGCCTCTAGTTGATGCAGAAACTATCTCAGGAGCATCTATCTCTGCAGGGACATTCCCAGCAAACGTAGGAGCAAACGGTGAGCGTTTCTACTTAATCTTTGACGAGCCTTTATTCGAAGAAACTAACGTTCTTCGTGGAGAAGTTGATGACTACCATTTATTGGTTAAGAAATCAATGGATGCAGGTTCTCGTTACAAATTTGAAGTTGAATTAGTAACTGACAATGCTAACAAAACTATTCCTTCTGAGGAATTAGCTATCGGTACTCGTTGGTCTAAATTCTACTCATTGTCCCCTTCAACGTTGTCTTACCAAGGTGCTAAACCTTATTTCACTTCTCCTTGGAGAATGGAAAACCGTCCTTCTACACTTCGTATGGAGTATGAAGTAGCAGGTAACACAATCAACAAAGGTAAAAATGAGCCTTTAGAGTTTGGTTTCAATTACAAAGGTCAACAAGAGTCTATCTGGATTAACTACCAAGATTTAGTAGCTCACCACCAATGTGAAGAAATGTTCGCTCGTATGTTGATGTACGGTAAGAAAAACTGGACAGCTGATCACAAGTACTTGAACAAAGATGACAAAACTAAATATGCAGTTGAGTCAGGTGCAGGTTTCTTTGATCAAATCGCTCCATCAAACGTACACTACTACAATACTTATGACTTAGATTGGCATTTAGAGTTGTTGTTAGATATGGGAGTTGGTAAAATTGAGCGTGGAAAACGTACTATCCACTTGTTAACAGGTGAGTTTGGTGCAATTGAAATCTCTAAACAAATCAACGCTAAATCTGGAAGCGGTAAGTTTACAGTTATCTCTGACAAATTCTTAACGTCAAACACTAACCCAGGAAACTTAGGTGGTAAAAACACTAAAGGTTTAATGGAGCCACAGTGGAACGTGTACGAATGGTACAACGGAGTAGTTATCATGGTTGAGATCGTAGATTTCTTTGATGATGATGTATACTTCCCACAACGTCACCCAGATGGAAAAGGTATCGTAGAATCTCACCGTATCCTTGCTTTGGATTATGGAGATAATGCTGGTATCTACCGTGTTAAACCAAAAGGAGTTCCAGATTACAACTGGGCATATATCCCAGGTATGAGAGATCCATTCTCTCCTGCAGGAAAAGGTTCACCGAAAATGGTTGCATCACGTGTTGACGGTTATGAAGTACATTTCCAGAAATGGGGAGGTATGATGATCGAAGATCCAACTAAAGTAGTTGACTTGCGTTTGGCAGTAGAAAGATAATCTACTGATCATATAAAATAAAAGGACCCTCCCCTGGGAGTTGAACGCCTCAGGGGACCCTTTTATAATGAGAGAATTAATTTTAAGACAGCAAAAAAATGGAAAAAACAGCAACAGCTGAAAAGATCGTCTACGGGTCTTTTCTTCAAGACAGAATTGTCAGCATTAAACCAGTAGAATCAGCGGGTAAATGGAGTAACTTATTAGTTGCAAATCAGGATAATAAAAAGGATCCTTTTTTGTACAACAAAATAAAAAGAAGCTACCAAGTTCCTCTTAACAGTGAGAACCGTGGTGGTGGAGTAAAAGTAATTTTGGATGACTCAGTAAGAGTAAAAATCCAAAAATACATGGAGTCTCATCCAAACGGGATGACTCAAAAAGAGTTCTTTGAAAAAGAATTAGGAGTAGATTTAAACCCTACACTAATTGCAGATAAAAACTTCTGGAGATCAGATAGAAGAGGTCGTGTAATTCTAACTAAAGAAGGAGCTACATTAAACCTTAACTATTCTCTAGACATGCTTAAGTACTTAATCTTATTATCTAATAAGATGCTAGTTTCTCCATCTTACGATGAAAGAGTAAACAAAGCAACTTACGAGTTTATGATTGTAGACGAAAGCAAAGTAACGACTAAGAAACTTGCAGAGGCAAATGTTAAAGCACAAGCTTTTGTTAAGTTCGCAGAAATTACAAACAGCAAGAAATCTACTATTGGATTTATTAAATCTCTTGGTAGAACAATTCCTGCTACAGCAACAGAAGATTGGTTGAAAGCAGAGGTGCTTAATATTGTTGATACAAATCCTAATTATTTCTTGGATATTGTAAACCATCCACAATATAATGAGCGTATCTTTGTACAAGAAGCTACAGAAGCTGGAGCTATTATTAGAAAAGGTGAGAAGCGTTATACACTTGATAACGGAGCAGAGTTAGGAGAACTTACAGATGTAATTAACTACCTACTTAATCCTGACAATCAAGAAGTTAAACTTCGCATCAAAGCAAAAATTGACATGACTAAACGTAATTAAAAATGACTGCAAATCAAATGGCCGATGAGTTAGAACTAAAGTTAGATCGTTCAGACAGCTTTGGTTCTCCAGGATACGAGGATTTTGAATTATCTTCTGTCTTAACAGAAGCGGAACATTTGTATGTTAAAAAGTTTTACGATGAGTTAAATAATCGAAAAGGCAAAGGCTTTGAGGAAATTGAAATACGAAACCAAGGACTAGCAGCGTTAGTACAAGACGCTGCTTCTTGTCCAGTTTCAGCGTCGCAAGTAGGCGTACTTGCAACGAATAATGTGATAGGCAAGTTCTTTGATTTACCAAGTAATCACATGTATACTATCTTTGAGCAGTGTACCATAAATAAAAATTTATGTGGAACCACTACTCCTATGAAAGCATATGTTATCACTGTAGCGCACAGTGAAATACAAAGATTCGATTGGAGTAAGTACAAACGTCCTTACTACAGCACAACAGGTGACGCAAGAGTATGGCGTTCAGAGTTTAGCAGAACAGTGTCAGGTATTAACCCTAATACTACTGCTACAGCGAAACGCCACGAGCTATTCACTGATGGAACTTTTAATATCGTAGATTACAATATGCGATATCTTAAGAATCCTGAAGCAATAGTAGTAAACAGGGTGTCTCCTTCGAGTCAAAAAAATTGTGAGTTTGATGAATCAACTCACAGAGTAATTATAGACATGGCAACAGATTTAATGATGCAACGTGTCAAAGAACAAAAAGCACAACTTATAGAGCCACTTAAGGATCTAGAATAAATAACGATTATTAATTTTAAAACTTAAACAAAAATGTTTAGAGAAGCAAACAACGTATTTAGTGTCGTTCTTAGTGACGTAACTAAATTAACTGCTAACCTACCTGCTGTAGGAACTGTGGTAACAAATGCCAACCTTGAGTCTGGCGCAGTAGTATTATGTGATATGGGAATGCGTCGTTTAGATGCAACTGCATATACAGCTTTGGCTGCTACAGCACAATACTTTGTAGTACAAGGTCGTGGAGCAAACACTTCACTTATGAGATCTCCTGCGATTACTAAAGGAACTACAAATTTTTCTATTGCTAAATACAAAGCACCAGTACAACAAGTAACTTATGTTGGTTACAATGGTACAACAGGAGCTTTGCCAACAGCAAACAACAGTGATTTCTGGATCAAAGTTCGTAAACGTGATAACGATGCTGCTAACCGTTCTCAACCAATGAGTTTATTTGCAGGTCCAGTTAAAACTGACGCTACAGGTAATCAAGCAGAGTTGGCTACATTGTTAGTGAAATCTGGTTACAAAAACTTTACATCACAAGAGCCTGCAAATGGTTACTTGAAAATGGAAGCAGTTTGTAACAATGCTGGTGCTTCTATTACAGGTGCTCCAACATCTTTTGGTGTAACTTACCGTTCTAAAGTAGTTACTATTACAGGTACAGCTACTTCTAACGTTGCTGTAGGAGATTACATCCGTTTAGGAGGTACTACAACTACAACTCCAGTTTACCAAGTTGCTGCAGTAACTGCAACAACTATCACATTGTCTTCTTTCTATGTAGGTGATACAGCAACTATTCTTGTAGCAAGTGCTCAAGTTATTGCTGCTGCAACTGCTGCAACTGCTACATTTGGAATTAAATTGACAGGTGTTCCTGCTCCATTTAACGTAAACACTATGCGTGATTACTACGCAAACCGTTTCACTACTACTTTCTCTGATTCTTCAGTATTGATTTCAGTAGCTGGTGCTCAAAATGGTAATGGTGCTTGGCAACAAGTTGCAATGGACGAATACTTATCTTACGGATTCGAAGGAGAAAACAACCAATTGGCTGTTCCATCTTTAGCTCGTGATCAGTATGTTAAGATCCCTGGTGTTGGTTCTCTTGTAGCTGCTGACTGTACATACTCTGCATTAAGCATTGCTTGGACAGAAGATATGAGAGGTCTTGTATCTATGGCTCCTGCTAAAGGAAACGTAATTGTTTGGTTAAACCTTTCAAGTGCAGGAAGTTTATCTGCTACTACTAATACAGGTAACCAATTAGTAACGTCTTTTGGATTAACTGCATCAGACTTTAACGCGTAATTCTCCGCCCACAGTAGTCCCATCACAAAAATTTTGCTGTCTTTGTGGTGGGCTACTATATTTTCCTTAAATTTGATTAAATAATTAATTCGTATGGCACTAGTTCCTAAAATATCGGTTTCTTTTACAGGTAAATGTAACAAAGTCACTTTAGTCGAAACTACTAAGCCATATGAAGCAGCAAACTTAGGAGGTTGGGGAACTCCTAATATTAATACATCAGTTATTACTTTAGCTTATGTTTCATTTTACCCTACCTCTACTCCTCCTACAGCTATTAATGCTTCAGGTACAGGTTCAATATCAGGTAATGTATTTACTGACACTACTCATCTCTCTGGTACTTTTGCAATTGGGCAAACGTTAGTAGGAATAGGTATTGCTACAGGTACTACAATTACAGGATTTCTTACAGGAACAGGTAATAACAATGGAGGCACTTACACAGTAAGTATCCCTCAAACAGTAACATCTACAACAATTTCAGGTATATCTGTCTCTGCTAATTACTATTTAAAAAATGGTAGCACAAATGTATATGCAACAGCTACGGGTGCTCCTACACCAGGGACGTTTACAGCTATTAATGAAGCTTCATGGACAAATCCTGATGGAGTATATCAAGTAGTATATACTGTACAAGTAGGAGCTACTACTTACAAAAATAAAACACAGCATGTTTTATTTTTATGCAATTTATGCAATTGCAAGGATGCTTTAATAGTTAAATTATTAAAAGCATGTGATACTAAGGCAGTTATTAAATTAAAAGAACAAGTAGATCAGATGGAGATTTTTATGTATGGAATCAAATCAGCTTTTGCTTGTGCAGATTTTGATACAGTAGAAACTCTTTTAGATGCTGCAACTAAATATTGTCAAACAATTTCTGACTGCGCCGATTGTGGTTGCGGTGGATGCTAATACTTTTTATTATGTGCGACTGCGCTAACTGTGATGAAATAACGTTATTTGAAGGTACTGACGGTAACGGTATTGTTTCTACATCTTATAATTCAGGAACAGGAGTTTTAACTTTGTATTATACTGATGGTACAACATATAGTACTACTAGTTTAATAGGGCCGACAGGACCCGCTGGACCTACTAACTATGCACCTGTTTTATATACTAATAATGCATTAGGGTCAGGAACATCAGGGACTTTTCCTACAAGTGCTGTATTACCGAGCATGACTTATACGATTCCTGCAGGAGGAGCAGGTACTTACGAAGTATTATTTGTAGCAAGTTCTGAATTTACTTTCAGCAGTACGACAAATAATACTATAGGAATTAATATATTTAAAAACGGTACTATAGTCGGAGCTAATAATAGTAAAGCAATTAAAATGAGTGGTGTATCTGGAGAAAGTTTTAGTATTCCAGTTACAGTACTAGCTAGTAACATTACAGGAGCAGTAGGAGATATTATCACAGTACAAAGTACCTCTACATCACCTACAACTGCTTATTTAATATTAGGAATTTTAAAAATTAATAAAGTAGCATAATGTCGTGTACTTGTCTACAAGTTAATGTAACACCCGCATCTACAGGTATAGCAGAAACTATACAGGTAAATGGCGTTTTAGTGTCAGGTTCTTATACCTATACATTTACTGTTGATGGGCAAGAATATACAATATTTTGGGATGGGGAACAATGGTCATTATTTGCCGTAGTTGCAGGTCCTGATATTTTTTTAGGATCCAATAGTAATATAGATTGTCCTACAGGAGAATGGACATTAGATCCTGATTTATGGCCTTATTACTTTGATGCATTCGGTACAACAAATTGCCCAGATCCAGAACCTACTCCACAAGAAGTGGCCACTAATTGTTATAATTTATTAGTTTGGAAGAAGCAATGTGAGTTTGGAAAAGAGGTTGCTAAATATTTAAAATTACTACAGTTTGGAGTTACTTGTTGTAATGAATTAGAAGAATTAAAAAATAAGCGTAGAGCGTTATTAATTCTTAATTGTTACGATACAAGGGATATTCCGAACAATACCACTGAGTATAATACTTTGACATATAGTCAAATAAAAGAATTATTAGAATATTAATATATGTAATTTTAAAATTATGACACAATATGATGTTAAAGTGGCTAATGACGCTTCTATACAAGAAATTTTTTTTGACAAAAATACTAACAAACTATCTTATAAAAATGAATACGGTATTATTGTAGCATTTGCTCCTATAACTGGCGCACCTGCTTGGTTCGAATTTAATGCTACTGACTTAACCATTTGGAATAATGGTAAAGGAAATTTTGATACTAATACCTCATATGGAGATAGAGCTTTACGTTCAAATATTGGAGCTACTGGAAGTACAGCTATTGGTTATAATGCACTGTCTACTTCAGTTAGTGCCTCTAATAGTACTGCTGTAGGTTATTCTGCTTTGGCATCTTCGTTAACAGGAGGAAATAATACTGCTGTAGGATTTCAAGCTTTAATGAGTACAACAACAGGAAATTCTCTTGTTGCTGTTGGAGATAATGCTCTATCTAGTAATACACTTGGTAATAATTCTGTTGCAGTTGGTTCAAACGCATTATCAAGTCAAATTGGTCAAAATGGTGTTGCTACAAACAATGTAGCAGTAGGTAGTAACGCACTTACAAATACAACGACTAGTAAAGAGAATACCGCTATTGGATCAGTATCATTTCTTTCTAATACAACAGGTATTGCAAATGTTGGTTTAGGTTATTTTACTGGAACAGGTAATACTACTGGTTCAGGTAATATTGCTATAGGCCATACGGTAGCTACGGGAAATTTCAGTAACTCAATTATAATAGGTAGAGAAGCTTCTGCTACTGCAAGTAATCAATTTGTAATTGGATCAGCAACATACAACGCTGGTGCTGTAACTACAGAGGCTGTATCAAGTACTAAAACTTGGACAGTAGTAATTAATGGGGTTGTTCAAAAAATACTTTTAGCATAATGGAAAATTTAACTCAAGAGCAAATTGCTCAGAACGTAGCAGCTGCATTTGATAGCGTAGATTTAATTAATCTAGCACAAGAAGATGCTGATACAATTGAAAGAAATATTGAACATCTTACAATTATGATGAGCAAAGATTGGTTTGTGAATGCCTTAACCAATACACAAAAAATAGATATTACTAAAATTATTACTAATTAATATATTAATTTAGTACTTAAAAAAATAAATCATGCCAAATAGAGAAGTCAAAATACACGGAGGTCCTAGTAACACTGCCGTAAAAGTCAATGGACAAGAAGAGCTGTTAGTAAAACAAAGTATGGTAGGTAGTTCTACATTAGTTATCAATGATAATAATGCAGTTACTGGAAATTTTGAATCTATTGTAGTTTTAGAAGATACTTTGTTCAGTAACATTTCAGTTGCAGGTGCTAATGTTTTAACTTCATTAGTTACTACTCCAGCAACCGCTGTAAAAGCAGGTGCTATTATTTCTTGGGGTTTAGGACAACCTATTACAACTATTCAATTAGCTAGCGGTTCAGTATTAGCAGTAAGAAAATAAAATGAGTTACGGTCTAGCATATACTCCTTATAATACTAATCTATTTTTAAATAATAGTGGTAGTTTCCCAGTATTTGATCCAGATGCTATGGCATTTATAGCTGCTGCCAATATTATTGATATGACGCAACAAAGTGCCATAAATAATCTTGTAGTCAGTTTAAAAGCAAGCAATATTTGGGATAAAATGAAAGCAATCTACCCATTTGTAGGAGGTACTGCATTTTCTCACAAATTTAACCTTAAAGATCCTAGAGATTTAGATGTTGCATTTAGATTAGTATTTAGCGGAGGGTGGATTCATGACTCAAATGGAGTTATTCCAAATGGAATAAATGCTTATGCAGATACAAAATATATTGCTTCTGTTAATAACAATTCCACAGACTATTCATCATTATCTTTTTACTCAAAAACAAATAGTATTACATCTGCTATTCAAGTAGAAATGGGAGCTTCCCAGTTTTCATCACCTACAGGAGCCTTTGCTTTATTTGCATCATTTAATGATGTAGGACAAAATGCAAGTTTTCAATCAGATTTTCCAAATGCGTTTCCTTATAACTATTGGTCAGTAGCAGCCCCAAATACAAACACAACAGGGTTTTATTGTGGTAGCGCAGGTTCTGGTAATATAGATCTTTATAAAGACGGTATACTACTTGCGCAAAATACAAGTGCTAAAGTATCAACAAGAACTTCCCCAACTATTCCTCTAATTATAGGAGCTGATAATTATAATGGAGTACCAAGAAGATATTCTGTTAAAAACTGTGCATTTGCACATATTGGAGCAACTCTTGATAATAGCGCTGCAGTTAATTTATATGATGCAGTACAACATTTTCAAACAGATTTATCCAGACAAGTATGAAGCTAGTAGATATAACAACAGAAAATTTAAACACATTAGTAGGATTACTAACTGTAGAACAAAAAGAATCATTAGTAGGCGTAAAATACACAGATGATTCATATTATAATCCTATTCAGGATATAAATGATAATTGGGTAATATCTACAGAAGAGATGATTTACACTACTAATCCTGATACAATGTGGGTTAAAGACCTTGATCTAATTGATTATATAGCTAAACCTGAAGCTCCAGAGCTTAATTAATTATAACTATGTTAAACTTAACTGCCAAACGAGGAGATACTTTTAATGAAGTACCTTTTCAAATAAATAAAGATGGAGTTCCAATTGATTTAACAGGTGCTGTCATTCACATGCAGTTACGTAAAAGTCCTAATACTCAAGTATATTTAAATTTAATTTCGACAGGTAGTGCAGGTATTACTATTACTAATGCTGTCAATGGAGAATTTAAAATTAATCAAATGATTATGACATTAGAAGCTAATGTCTATCTTTACGATATTGAAATTACATTTCCTACAGGCGAAGTTAGAACTTGGATTTCTGGACAATTTACAGTTGTAAATGATATTACACAATGAGTGAAATTATTGATATATCAGTTGGCATTACAGAAGAGCGTATTGAAATTAGCACTACAGAAGTTGGTATTCCCGAAATTAATGCTACGCCAACTATTATTGAAGTAAATATTGTCACAGGCACAGCTATTAATCCTCAATCTTACGATTTAAGCGATTTTACTAATAATAGTTCTAATCCTTTTGTACAGTATAGTGCTTTAGCAGGATTTGTTCCTACATCAAGATTAATTACAATTAATGGAGTTACTCAAGATTTATCTATTGATCGTTCTTGGACAGTAACAGCCGCAACTGTTTGGGGAGGTATTACAGGTACATTAGCACTACAAACAGATTTACAGTCAGCATTAAATGCTAAACAAAATATTCTTACATTAACTACTACTGGTTCCAGCGGTGCGTCAACATTAATTGGTGCTACATTAAATATTCCTACTTATACTTTAGCAGGCCTTGGGGGCATATCTCTTACATCGTTAAGCTCTACAGCAACAGGATTAACTTACACTAACACAACAGGTGTATTTAGTTTAACATCAGGATATTTAATACCTACAACAGCCAGTTATAACAATGCAAATTGGGATTCAGCTTATACAAATAGAATAACTAGTTTAACGACTACTGGCTCAGGTGCTGCTACACTCATCGGTAACGTATTAAATATACCTACTCCTGCAGCAGCAACATTTGTATCATTAACTACAACTGGATCATCAGGCTCTTCTACTTTAATAGGAGGAATACTAAATGTACCTACATACACATTAAGTGGATTAGGAGGAGTCCCTGATTCCCGCACACTTACTATTAATGGTACGACTTATGATTTATCGGCAGATAGATCTTGGACAATTGCAACAGGCCTTACTGTAGGAACTACCCCTATTTCTTCTGGAACAGTTGGTCGTATACTATTTGAAGGTGCAGGAAATGTACTTCAAGAATCAGCTAACTTGTTTTGGGACAATACAAACGGAAGATTAGGAATTGGAGGAACTCCTGGTGCATTTAACTTAGATGTGGTAGGTACTGCGAAAGTGAGTGGGAATATAACAGTCGGTTCATCTACTCAATATTTAAATACTTATTCCGATGGAAGTGGGTATAAAGGAATAAATATGTTTAGCAGCGGAAATTTTCAGACAAAAATTATTTCTGCTGCTGGGGGCGCTCAATTTTCAGGTTATGACGGTAGCGATGTTTTACATTGGAGACTACAATCAGGTGCATTAAATATTAATAGAATCTTTAGCGGTTCCTTAGCATCTGTTACTTATTCTCCTTTAGCTTTTGAATCAAATTACTTTCCTACATCTACATCAGTTGCTGCATATACTTTTAAAACCTTTACATCATCAGGGAGTGGTGTAACTATTCAACGTTTGCAAATGTTTAATGGTGATAATGGAAAAATTGTACTTAATGAAACAGGCGGTAATGTTCTTATAGGTACATCTACAGATGCAGGATTTAAATTAGACGTAAACGGAACCACTAGGCTACAAGCTAACACTACTATTGTTGGAACAAATACACCATTATCAATTACAGGAAATGGAACATCTGCTTTTTCAATGAATTCAGGTAATGATGTTTATTTTGCTTTTAGTTCACAAAGTGCAGTAGGTAGGTTTTATGCTAACCCACAAGGAACAATTCAAAATACTTATGACAGACCTGTAAGTGTTGGATTTGTTGGAACATTAGCAGGTAGTGATGTATGGTATGGTAATATGCATCCTAATGGAGGAGCGGTTAAATATAATGCTTCTGAAAATGGAGCAAGTCATTCGCACATTTGGTATTATAATTTTACTGAGAGAATGCGCTTAGTTTCATCAGGTAATTTACTTATTGGAACTAGTACAGATTCAGGTTACAAGTTAGATGTTCAAGGTAATACTAGAATTACAGGAGCTATATATGATTCAACTGCTTCTCCAGGAACATCTGGTCAAGTACTATCATCTACAGTTACAGGTACTGCTTGGCAATCTCTTCCTTCGCTTACAGGATTTGTTCCCTACACGGGAGCAACTACAAATGTAGATTTAGGTGAATACGAACTTAAAGCAGGGCAGTTAACTCTAGATTTAACTCCAACAGGTACTGCCGCTATAGGTACAACGCAGTGGAATGATTCTATTGGAGCTTCCCAAACTACTTTAAAAGGTGGTACAGTTATCTTAAAAAATGGAGTAGACTTAGTTGCTAGAGTAGTAAACAAAGTTACTCCTAATGCTACATTAACCAAAGCAAATTATACAGCAGTAAGAATAAGCGGTGCACAAGGTCAAAGGTTAGCAGTAGAATATGCACAAGCCAACAATGACAATAATAGTGCTGATACAATAGGATTAGTATGCGAAACAATTGCTACTAATCAAGAAGGTTTTATTATTACTGTTGGGCAAATTGAGGATGTTAATACAACAGGTAGTTTACAAGGTGAAACATGGGCAGATGGGGATGTATTATATTTATCGCCTACTGTTGCAGGAAGACTGACTAATATTAAACCAACTGGGTTAACAGGGCATATTGTTGTAATGGGGTATGTAGAGTATGCACATGCAGTACATGGAAAGATATATGTAAAAGTAATGAATGGTTGGGAGCTTGATGAGCTTCACAATGTATATATTAATACGACTACTCTTGCTAACAATGATTTGATTCAGTATGATTCATCAGATTCATTATGGAAGAATAAATCATTATCAGCAGCTGGTATTCAATCTACAATAACATTAACTACTACAGGAACAAGTGGGCCTGCTACATTAGTTGGATCTACATTAAACATTCCTCAGTATGGAGGAGGAGGTGGTGGAGGAACTATATATAAATTAACTGCACAGACATTAACTGCTGCTAGCTGGACTTTGTCAGGAAGTTATTATATTTACACATTCTCTAATGTGAATATTACAGTGAATACAAGAGTTGACTTTACACCTGACAATGCTAGTTATTCAGAAGTAACTACTTGTGGTATGTTACCTCAGGTTGATGTATTTGCAGGAACTTGTACATTCTACTCTTTATTTCCACCTCAGAATGATATTACAGGCGAAATAACAATATTCCCAACAGTATAACCATGGCATTTAATCTACCAGTACAGAATTATTTTAGAAGAATTCAAGGACCTGCTACATGGGTAAGGCCTGCTGATTGGCCAGTGATTACAGATGTGGCTAATGAAGTACAATTCTTAATGTCAGATCTAGGAGATTCAAACTGTTCATTGAGAGCGAACTTTTCAAGAACATCAGGATCCCAAGATATGGTTATTGATTGGGGGGATGGAACAACAACAACAATTAGTTCTACCTTAGGTACCGTTACTAATAAAACATATACACCAGGTACAGGAACACCTTGCTCACTTGGGTATACTACATTTAAAATTAGAGTATATTTTACAGGAACAGGTGTATCTGTTATAACTCAATGTCAAATTACTGCTGTCTATATTTCAGGTAATACATTTAGTACACAAAATTGTGCAGTACTAGAAGCTTATTATGGAGATGGCACAGTTCCATCAAGCATACCAACATTTTATGCATCAGGAGGAGCTTCAGCATCTCCTAGTTATTATAATAATCTTACATATGTAAAACTCCCAGCAACTGTTACTTGGAGTAATATATCAAATATGTTTGCTGGCTGTACAGCTGTAAGAAAAATAGTAATGCCTACGTCAGCTTCAGCATTAACTAATATATCAAATACCTTTTTTAACTGTTATCTATTAGATGAATTAACGTTACCATCTAATGCAACACAAATAAGTACATTTAGTACTTCATTTCAAAACTGTTGGTATATACAAAAAATAACATTGCCTACTTCATTAAATCAAGTCAGTACTTTTCTTAATGCTTTTAATGCAAATTTTAACCTTAGAAATATTACATTTCCATCTATAAATAATGCTACATCTTTTGGTACTGCATTTGGAAACTGTTATAGCTTAGAATGGGTTAAATTTACTAGCATGCCTACCGTAGCATTATCTGCTACATTTGCTAGTGCATTTTTAAATTGTCAGAATTTGCAAAATGTATATTTTCCTGCTACTGGTTCTTCAGCTCCTACTTGGGATTTTTCACAATGTTTTTCAAATTGTCGACAATTAAAAAGTGTTGTATTTCCTTCAGGTATAAATGTATCAGCATTTACTTCTACATTTGCAAGTAGTAGTAGTTTAGTGTCTTGTGTGCTTCCAACAAATGTTCCATCCTGTACTACATTTGCAAATTTATTTCAAGATTGTTTTGCATTAACTAATGTTACTTTGCCTTTAACTGCAGCATCAGTAGTAAGTTTATCAAATTCATTTTTAAATTGTTATAAGTTAGAAAAAATAACCATACCTTCAACTTTAAATATAGGGAGTTTATCTCAGACATTTAGTGGTTGTGCATCATTAAAAACAGTTAATTGGACTCCAGGAGCACAAAATTCTATGACAAGTCTTGTTAGTGCATTTGCTAGTTGCCGTAATTTAGAGTCCATAACATTACCAACTAGTATGAATTCTTGTTCTAATTTAGGAAGTACTTTTAGTGATTGTACTATGCTGAAAAGTGTTACATTTCCAGCATCTTTAAATGTTTGTATTTCAATAAGTTCGCTATTCAATCGTTGTAGTAGTTTAACTTCAGTTACCATGCCTACATCTATGAATGCTTGTAATAGCTTTACACAAGCATTTCAAGGATGTAGATCATTAACCTCTATTACATTACCTAATACTGTATCTACAGCAACAACTAGCTTTAGTTCAACATTTAATGATTGCGGTTCTTTAAAGACTGTAGTACTTCCTGGATCAGCTCAATTAATCAATGTAACTTCAATAGATGGTATATTTAGTGGTTGTTCTAATTTAGTTACAATAACAAACTTTGATAAAATTGGATCATTAGGAGCTACACCTTTAATTGGTGGTAGTAATAATAGCCTTGCTAGACTTACATCTATTTCATTTGTAGGGCCATATTCTACACTTTGGCTTAATGGAGCACCTATAAGTACAGGAAGAACAGATGTACAAGCTGTAAGATTACTTAACACATCAGCAGGACAATGGACAGGAAGTTCTCCGCAAATTAACGTATCATATACTAACATGTCTACTGCTAATTTAGTACAATTATTTACTGATATGGCAGCACAAGGTAACGTTGTAAGTAAAACAATAAATATTACGGGAGCAACAGGAGCAGCAGGATTAACAGCAGCAGATAGATTAATAGTAACATCAAGAGGTTGGACAATAACAGGATAATCATGGAAGATACATCAGGATTTTACAAATTTGAAGATGACAATTGGCAGTATGCACCTAACTTTGTATACGGTCCAGGATACGAATTACTTAGAGAAAATAAAGACACTTACAACTATCCTGTAGAAGGATGGAGTTGGTATGATGAATCACCTATAACAGAATAATAAAATGAAAACAACAACACCAGTACAAGGGGTAGCAATAGAACCTGTTTTATTCCCTCTTAATCAAGGTACAGCAACAAGGATGACTGTATTAGTACTTAATTTTGCAACAGATGCAACTACAGCAACTACTTATTGGCAGTTATTAACAGAAGAAGGAAAACAACTTGCTCAAGATAATTACACATTAACTGCTGAAGAATTTGCAAATTGGGGAGAAAATAATAACTTTGTGAATGAATGCGTAGCAAACGCAATTGGCGTAGTATTAATTTAATAAATAAAAAATGACAGCAAATCAACCACAAGCACCAAGACAGATTGTTTTAAATGAGGAACACATTAAAAATTTAGAGGCTTACATTAGCGAAATACCAACTAGATTAGGACTTCCTTTAATCAATTTCTTGAACGCGCTTGCTCAAGAACAAGGAAATGAAAAAAATTCTGTGGAGCCTATTGATCCTATCGTTGCTGCTAGCATGCAGTCCAGCGAAGAGGTTTAATCGCTTAATTACTAAGCACCCTGAGTTACTTACTATTGATAGTGTAGTAATATACGACACTATTACCCTATATGTACCAGAAGTACATACTGACACAGTAGTAACCTTAAAAGAATTAGTTGATACAGTAACTCTAACAAAAGATAGGGTTACTGTAAAAGCTTGGTATGTACCAAAAGAAAAAAAGGTATATATTAAAGGGGCATGTGCTCCTGTGTACATTACAAAAGTAATTACCAAAAAAATCCCTGTAAAATACTACGAACATTATCCCTGGTGGAAAAAGTTTCTTAATAATGCATTAGCATTTCTTTTGATTTTTGGAATTCTATATTTAATCTATATATTAGTTACCAAATATTTTAAGTTAATGCGACTGTAAATACAATTATTAAGAAATCATGAAAGAAAAAATTGCAATATTTATTGTGGGAATAGGAGCAGTAGTAGCTCCAGTTGAGATGTGTGCATTGTTATTAATGTTTGTAATTTTAATTGACACAATTGTTAAATTAATTTCCCTTAAAAAAATCGCATGCGTAGAGGGAAGAAAATACAGAGATGTATTTAAATCAAAAATCTTAAGAAGAGGATATATATTTAAAGCTGCAGGTTATTATATTTTTGCTGGAGCTTTATTTCCATTAGACTATTATGCACTTACTCCTTTTAGTAATGGAATAATTAAAGCATTAGGTTATAACTTAACTCTTCCAACTCAAGCTGTATACACTAATTTATTACTTTGTTTATTTGCTTTAATAGAGTTAGCATCAATAAACGAAAATTGGTTCGATATTACAGGAAACAATATGCTTAAGTCTGTTTTTACTGTAGTTAAAAAGATAAGAGGAACTATCGAGAAAATCTCGGATACATACAAAAACATAAAAAATTAATTTATGAGTTATGACTTTCTAAAATCGGAAACTTCTCCGAAACTCCTTGTCGAAGCAGTGAAGCTATTAGGAACAAAAGAAGTAGTGGGTAAACAACATAACCCTGTAATTTTAGGATGGGCAAAAGAGTTAGGCCTAAGTAAAGTTTATACAGCAGACGAAATTCCATGGTGCGGATTAGCAATTGCTTATGCTTGTCACAAAGCAGGAGTAGGAGTAGTAGACAAACCATTATGGGCGCTATCATGGGCCAAATGGGGAACCGAAGTAAAGGAACCGATGCTAGGAGATATCCTAACATTTAAAAGAGATGGTGGAGGACATGTAGGAATATATGTTGGTGAAGATAAAGATTGTTACCACGTGCTTGGCGGAAATCAAGGAAACGCAATGAGTGTAAGTAGAATTGTAAAATCAAGATTGTATCAAGCAAGAAGAACCACATGGAAAGTTGCTCAACCAGCAAATGTTCGTAAAGTAATTCTAGATGCTAAAGGTGCTATCAGCAAAAACGAAGCATAATGGAATTAGTAAAACATGCAAAGAATATCCACGAATTAAAGATTCGTGGATCAAAAGTTAAAATCGGAATGTTTTCTGATATCCATTGGGATAATCCCAAATGCGATTGGGATTTACTAAGAAAAGATTTAGATTACTGTCTTAAGCATTCAATACCAATGATGTTTAATGGGGATACTTTCTGCCTTATGCAAGGTAAATGGGATCCACGTGGCACTAAGTCTGACATACGACCAGAGCATAATAACATTAAGTATTTAGACTCTATCGTAGAAACAGCCGTAGATTTCTTTTCTCCTTACGCACATCTTATTACTGTTATAGGATATGGTAATCACGAGACTGCTGTAATTAAAAGACAAGAGACTGATATCCTTCAACGATTTGTTGACCTACTTAATTATAAGAATGGTAGCAATGTACAAACTGGAGGATACGGAGGATGGCTAATTATTCGACAAGAGAGTAGACCTAAGTATCATACAGTTACTAAGATTAAATACTTTCACGGATCAGGTGGAGGAGGAATAGTAACTCGCGGAGAAATCAATCTTACCAGAGCTCTAGAAATGTGTGAAGATTTTGATGTGTTTGCTATGGGGCATATACATGAAAATAAATGTACAAATGTTTCACGTGATGCTTTAGAACACCATGCTCTTACGGGATATAGACACAAGCAACGACAAATACATTTAATGATTACAGGTACTTATAAAGAAGAGTACGGTGATGGATCAAAAGGATGGCATGTTGAAAGAGGGGCTCCGCCAAAACCTGTAGGAAGTAGAATACTAATAATTGATACAAGAAGAGATGCATCTAATAACAAAGATGTTACTTTAAAATCATTTGATAGTATTAAATTCCCTATTTAATAATTTTTTATATTTACATTATGAAACTAAGAAACAATTGGAAAAATGTCAATAAGCAGTGGGATAAAATCATGATTAGATTTAGAATCTCTGCAGTTGATATAATTAATATTGAGATAGACAAGTCAAGAAACTTCTATCTTATTACTATTTGTAACATTACTTTAAAGAATAGATAATGGCTAAGATTAAAGACACTACGGGAGGTGCTAAAGCTAAAGTAAAAGTATCTCGTCCAGGAGTACACGCTAAAACACAGACGTCTAAGATTAAAAGTTCTAAGAACTATAAAAAAGCTTACGGCGGCCAAGGCAGATAATTAATTAATCGTATATTTGTAATTATGTTATCACTAAATGATTTACATGCTCAGATTGATGAGTCGTTAGAAATAAACTCGATAGAGTCCTCAAATTCCTATGAGCTCTATACGGATTTAATTAACGAGCAGAGATCACTATGGATCAGAAATGAGTATAATAAGAATCGTAGTATAGATCCATATATATTACAAGAGATAACATGTTTAGAATTAGAGTTAGTTAATCCTATTGATTGTTGCATAGATGTACCAGCTGGTTGTCAAGTATTACGTACTGTTAAAGAGATACCTAATACAATTGAGTTTTTCTTTACAAAAGGTATTGCAAGTGTTGGCCCTGCTGACATAATGAAACCTAGATTTATACTTATTGATTACTCTCGCGTACCTTACATAGGTCACGGTAGGACTACTCAAAAAAGCATTTACACTTTCTTCTACGGTAAACATTTATATATTACAAGTAAATCATCTGCACATTTAATGATGAAGTACCTTAGTATTAGAGGAATCTTTGAAGATCCTACTGAGTTACAAGGATACTACAACTGTGCAGGAGAAGCTCCTTGTTGGACATCGTCAAGCGCTTATCCATTAAATATGTGGATGTGGGCATATATTAAACCGTTAATACTTCAACAATTGATGCAAAAAGGAATTGGTCAAAAAGATGAAGCTAATAATGCACAAGATCAAAAAAGTAGCTTAGGCATAGGAGGACAACCAAGTGGAGGACAATAATTTTTTAAAGAGAGGTAAAGGTAAACTAACTGGTGATATCAAGAAGGACCAGTTTTACAAATACTACTCAGAGAATGCAAAAGAAAAAGTAGTTGAGCGCAGCACTTATAACAAATTTATAAAAGATTTGTTACAAACTTTTAGCCAAGAAATTGTAGAAAAAGGCTTAGAGTTAAAGATAAATCGAGTAGGTAAGTTAAGAGTAAGAAGTCGTGAGATGCATTTCTTTAAGAAGAATGGAGAACGCTCCAAAAGCTTAAGAGTAAATTGGGTCGCTACCTGGGAATACTGGCACACTAAGTATCCAGGATTAACTAAGGATCAAATTACAGAAGAAACAAACAAGACGTTAATTTATCATGAAAATGATCACAGTAACCAAGAGTACTATGAGCATTTTTGGGATAACTTTACAGCTAATTTAAAATACAAGAGTTTTTATACTTTTAAAGCATCTAGACAATACTCTAGATTAATTGCTCAAATAGTTAAAGACCCTAACCGTAAAACATTTTATTATGGATGATGCAATGGAAATGACAACAGGAGGTAAAGCAGTAGAATCTACTGTTAAAATTACTCGTAAAGAATTTGAAGACGGCGGTTCAGAAGAAACTCGTATCGAGCAAGTTGACGGAGGATTCATTATCACTAAAGAATGTCGTTGTAAAAATGACAAAGGAGAGTGGGAATGGAAAACAGAAAAATCGGTAAGCACAGAAGATCCTTCTTTAGATAAAACTTCTGAAGGTATTGCTAGCCGCTTAGAATCAGTGCTTAAAAACTTAATGTAATGTACTCAGGTAAAACAGTCTCCTATAAAACAATCCTTGATAAAACTATCAGGGATTTTGGTTTTAACTACGACGTCAAAGAAGAAGAAGGCGTTGAGTGGCTTGCAGAGTTTATGGCGCATACTAATGTGCCCGTAACTATGGAAGAAAAAATCGCTTATATTCAAATTTGCGATGGGAGAGGTGATTTACCTTTTGACTTATATAAGATAGGACAAACTGCTCATATTGTAGGAGTTAGTACTATAGAGGAAGCAGAATGTGGTAAAGGTAGAATGTATCCAATGCGTTGGAAAACTGACTACTTCCACAACAGATATCATTTAGATGATAGAGATTATACTACCGAGGGTCGCGAGACTTATACAGTAGGACAAGGATATATCTTTGGTTCTATGAACGAAGGATTTGTAGCAATGTCATACAGCGCTATTCCTACAGACGAATGTGGATATCCTACTATTCCTGCAGAGCAACAATGGTTGGAAGCAGGAGCACATTATATAGCACAACGAATCGCACGTAAGTTATTAATCCGTGGAGAAATCAACCCACAGGTTTATCAAATGATCGAGCAAGATAAAGAATGGTACTTTGCACAAGCAGTTAATCATGCTAAACAATGGAACGGCGTAGATGAAGCAGAAACAGTTAAAAACTCTGTTGTTCGTACTATTCCTCAATTGCAAGACCATGCATCATTCTTTGCAAATATGCAGTTACCTGAGCAACGTAAATTTAGACCTAAATCTGGTGTAGCATTAGTATCTACTATTAATGCAGTATCACCAAGTGTCAATGGGCCAAACCCAGCAACATCCTAACAGCACAACATGGAGCAACATATAAATACCTACCAAGGAATGAATAAAGATACTGCCTACGATAGTTTGGCAGCTACTTTTTATATTGATGCTTTAGATGTAAGAATTACTACAACTACAGGAGATTCCTTAGGAGGCTTCACTAATATTAAAGGCAATGATTTAGCAGTCACATTGCTTACATCAGGAACATTTAACAGTTCTAGTTGGTCAGCATTAAATCCTGTTGTAATAGGTTATGCTACAATTAGAACAAAGATTATTCTTTTTGTTGCTGATGATAGCGGCACTAAAGGTTGGATATATAATCTAGAATATGATCCTGCAACTAAAGCTGTTACTACTTTTAATTTAGTTTATTATAATGCAGCATTAAACTTCAAGAAGCAATGGCCAATTGAAGCACTAGGGCGTTTTGAAACAGAAACTATTCAAAGAGTTTATTGGACAGATTACAATAACTTTTTTAGATCTATTAATGTAGTAGATTCTAATTTAGCTAGTTTACCTGTAGGACTGATAGATATTTTCCCAAATGTTAAATTTACTCAACCTTTATTTATTAATATAGCAGGAGGAGGTAGTTTAAATACAGGAGTCTATCAAATTGCTTATCGATTAATTACTGCTGATGGAAAGCAAACTTTAATATCTCCGCCAAGTAATTTAATTCATATTGTTTCTGATTCTGAAACAGGTGGAAATTCTAATACATATAATGGAGATAGTACAGTAATTAACAGTGGGAAAGCTATTACTATTACTTTAGATTCTAGTGACTATTTAAATTTTTACAAAATAGAATTCATTTCTGTTTATAAATCTTCCATTACCGCAACAACAGAAGTTACTTCGATAGAAGAAGTTGTTATTGCTAATCAAACAAGTATTACTTTTACATATACAGGAGGAGAAAATAGTATTTTTGATTTAGAACTATTTGATTTTTTATCCAGAAATTATGCTTTTAAGACTCCTAAAACTATTACTCAAAAAGATAGTTCTTTATTAATTGCTAACATTAAAGACTCAGCAGTAAGCCTTAAAGATTTACTACCTGCTGGACAAACATTTGATGCAAAAACTAGGAGATATAAATATAATGGAGGTTCTCCAATTCCACCATTTACTCCAGGTACACCCACTAACGATTTAAATAATGCATTTAATACTGATTACAATTCTGATGCACATTGGAATACAACTTGGCAAACAAATTCTCAATACAGATATCAGAGTGACGGTTTACGTTTAGGAGGAGAAGGTCCAAATATTACTTATAATTTCCATTTAGAAGAATTTACATTAGACGAAACTGCCCCAGTTGCAGGAAATACAGTAGGAACAGTTTTTGTAAATGATGTTCCTGGCACTGCTGTTCACGATTTAAACGATGGTTACGGACCATATGCTAATACAACTTTTCCTAATAATGCATCTCCTTTTATATCTGGGTTATTACGTGGCTACAAAAGAGGAGAAACTTATCGTTTTGGAATTATATTTTACACTATTAAAGGCGAAGCTACATTTGTAGAATATATAGGGGACATTAAGTTTCCAGATATTTCTGAAAGAGATTCTGTAGCAAATGCTTCAGGATATAAATTTTGGCCTATTAGTAAAAAAAGACCTGCTAGTGAACATACTTTAGGATATTCTATGGGTATTGAGTTTAATATTGACTTTAGTACTTGCCCAGGTTTATTAAATAATATTACGGGATACCAAATAGTTCGAGTAAAAAGAGAAAATATTGACAAGAGACGTCTTACTCAAGGATTAATTAAAGGATTTTATTACAATCCTGTTCTATCCCCACATTTTACAGGTTCAGGAGGATTTGATTTACAAGTAAATGGAAATAATAATGTATTACACTTATACCCTTATTATCCACCTGCATCAGAACCTAATGCATCTTTTGCTACATTAGAAGATAGCTCTACAACAAGTTATGTTCCAAAATATGAAGATTATTTAATTAAAGGAAATTCTTTCGGATTTTATTCTCCAGAAATTTCTTTTGATAAAAATAATGTAGCAGATTTAATGTTAAATTTAGGAAGTAACCCTTGTATATTAATTACAGGAGCTTATTCAAATAGATTGCTGTATGCTACTCCTACTTTGACTTTTGAGGCAGAAGGTTTAGGAAATAGATCACAAGATATAAGAAACCAGTATTACGACACTTATCCTGTAAATTTTAATAGTATTGAAAATATTAAACGATGGAAATTCAATACTAAATTTAAAATGGAAGCTGATTCAGATTACACTGTAAAAGTAACTGGATTATTTGACGGAGATTACATGAGAAATTACTGGTGCATGGATAATTATTTTGATGCATCAGATCCACAAGTTAATCCAAATAGGCCTCAACAAGGTGCGGGAACTAGTGAAGTTCCTGAATTCTTTAAAGGAGGCTCAAGTGTTGTAGGTAAAGTAGAAAAAATTACTAATGACTTTTTTACTAATGACATTATAACAGGATCAACTGCTGATTACTTCAAAGCTCCTAATAATGTATTTCCTGTAGACAGAAGTACTTTTGCTCCTACAGGAAGTTATAATGGGTATTTCCCAATTGCAGAGAATATACTACCTAAATTAGAAGTATATGGCGGATATAACATGGATAGTTTAGAAGCTAATCAATTTATTCCTGCTTCTCCTATTATTGATCCAGCAAATACAAATCCTAAAGTATTTGGAGGAGATATTTTTGTAAATATGTTTATTGTACAAACAGGATTAGTAGAATTTAATACAGCATTTTATTCAGATAATAAATATCGTAAGGACAGTACTCGTACAGATATTGTTGGACTAGAAAGTGAATTAAATCTTGATTTAGCAAATGGGGCGACTCTTCGTACAGGAGTTCAATATGAATTTTCTGGTACAACAATACCAGCTTTTAGACAAGAAACTGGTAATGCTATAGCGCCTTATGCAAAAGTATTAGATATGTATAATTATAATACAGTCTATTCTCGTCAAAATGATGATTTAGGTTTTTATGTTCAGCCTGCAAACATGCAAACTAATGGGGCTAATGATATTAGAGCCTACTTATCTAATGTAAAAATTAATGAAGAAGTAGTAGACTCTTGGACTAAGTTCGGTTTAAATAACTATTATGATGTAGATGACTACGGGCCTATTAATAAAGTAATTAACTGGAAAGATACTGTATACTTTGTTCAAGATAAAGGAATCGGGGCATATGCTATTAACCGCGCCGCTGTCACTACTACTGCTGATGGAGTACCTACTCAATTGGGTACAGGATTAGGATTTGGTAAACATATCTACTATTCTAAAGTACATGGGGCTATTCATCAATGGGCAGTAGAAACTACCGAAGCAGGTATTTATTTCTTTGATGCATTCCATAGAAAGATATTTATGATGCAAGCACAATCAGGACAAACTGCAAATAGTGCTATATCAGAAATTAAAGGGATGCATAGTTTCCTGCAATTATTACCTAATGATGTATTTACTCGTAAATCAAATGGAGGAGATAATCCTATTTTAGGCAAAGGGGTTCATATTGGTAAAGACATTATTAATGATGAAGTACTATTTACTTTTATGAGTAAAGCGGCTTTCAGGACTTTAACTATTAATACTTTATATACAGAAGGAACTTTAGTTTATTCTTCAAGTATTAATGCTTACTATTATGTAACTAATACATTTACTTCAGGAGTTAATCCTATAGCAGCAATAGCAACATTAATAGCAAATAGTTTACCCGCAACTGCTAAACAACTATATAATTCGAATACTTTAGTATTTGATGAATTAGCACAACAATTTTCTTCTAGATACTCAATGGCTCCAACTATTTGGATTCAAAATGGTGATATTATTTTAACTCCTAATCCATTAGATCAAAAAGAATTATATACTAATGCTATAGGTGATTGGGGAGTATTTTACGGTGTACAAGAACCATGTGAATTGACTTTAGTAGTTAACCCACAAGCTGACGTTAATAAGATACTACGCACAATGGAATTTAATTCTATTGTAAGAGATAATAATAAAATTATAGATAGAGGACAAACTATTACTGCTTTCCGAATATCTACACAATATCAAGATACAAATGTAGTACCTTTTTCTCCAGATAGATTTAGAAGAAAGTTTGACAAGTGGAGACTTAAAATTCCTAGAGATCAAAATAGTTCTAATCAACAAGGACGTTTACGTAGTACGTATTTTGTTGTAACTTTATACTTCGATAACTCTCAGAATAAAGAGTTAATCATGAATCGTTTAATGTCTTACTTTGATTATCAAGTATTCTAATGAAAAAGACTCCTAGTATTATTGACGCTTATTATAAATCTTTAGGTACAAAGATCTTTAGAGATACTACTGAAATACCTTTTGCAGATGGGGGACCTCTTAATGATAGAAACATTCATGGAGATTTATTACCAAGTGTATATGCATCAGCATTAGGAAGATATTACGGTAATGGAGGAATGATTAAACGTGCAGATGGATCTTATTCTAAAAGAGGATTGTGGGATAATATTAGAGCTAATGCAGGTTCAGGAAAAGAGCCTACAAAAGAAATGTTATCACAAGAAAGAA